CAGGGTGAGTCGTATAAATAATAGGGCGAAAAAAAAGAGGAGGAGGTAGAAAAATGATTAAATTGGTAAAATATGAAAAAAATTGTTTTCGGTTTCTAATCACATATCAGGACTTTTTATTTAAATTTCCAGCACTCAAAGATATATTGAGCCAGCCAGGTGTTAGAGTCGAGGCTGGCGTAGAATTTGTAGCTATTTTGATCGAAGATAAGGGGCCAATTCGTCAAATTAAAAAGTTATTGTGGGAGTTGGCGACAATTTTACAGAATGAAAATAGGGTAACAATGCTTGATGATTTCGTTGAAGCGTTAAACTTCTTGAGCACTTGCAAGAGAATGGGTGAGGGAGATGAGGAGTAACTCCCTCACCCATTCTCTCTCTCTTTTTAACAAACAACTCCAATATCTTTTTTTTTCATAAATCTAACATGCAAGAAATATCTGTCAAACATTAAGATTTCGATTTTTTACCAAAACTTATTCCGCATCATTCATCTTCTAACAATTACAAACTATTTTTTTACAAACTGTACATCAAATTTTCACAAAACTTTAAAACCACTGCATAAAAGTTTATCGCGGTAAATTGTAAAATCAACTCACATAATATCCTCTCGTTTTATCTAAACAGCAGGTACCCAACAACTTCACCTTCCATTCATGCACTAGGAAAACTTATTCAACGTAAAACCAAATGCTGTAAAAAATCTATCTAAAATACCAAGATGATTTCGCATATTATGGAAATACAGAAAACTACTAATTTCCAAGTATATGTATTTTCTTTTTGCTTTCTACACGTTTTTTAGTTTCAATGCTTTATTTTTTTTAAACGGTACGAGTTGTATAAATAATAGGACGAAATAAAAAAGAGGAGGTTGGAAATGAAAAAAATTAAATTCCAAAAACTTTACCTCGATTTACTAATCACTTATAAAGTACGTACTGGTAAAAAACCAGTACGTACTGAAACTTTAAAGATCAAGGGAGTAGTGAAGCTACCAAAATAGTTTCACTACTCCCTCTCTCTCCCCTTTCGGGGAGAGAGATTTTTTTTGCCTAATAACCACTTTAACGCAATATTGATTTTTTTTGCTTGGTGTAAAACAAATGAACAAAAAGCTACATAACCTTGAAAAAGAACTTTCACAATTACAGCACGATTTTAAGACATTCAAAAGAAGGATTCTAATTTACATTGCATTAATTGTTGCAATTTGGAACCTGGTAATCTTGTATCTCATCTACAGATAATTTTTTTTTGTCTTCATTATTTATTTATGCAAATGTAGTCTAGGAAGTCAAAAAATACCGAAAAAATCTACATCTTACAACGTCTCATTTTATATCCGAAATTTTTGTATAAATAATTTTCCAAATTTTTCTAAAGGAGGTAAGAAAGATGAAACTTTCAACATGGAGTATTGTCAATGACATTAAAAAATTTGGAAAAAGATTCAAATGTAAACTTGAGCTTTGGAATTCTGATTGTTTGGAGTATGCAACAATCAATGAATATGCATTAACGTGCAAAAACTGTGAGGTTTCAAACAACGAGTTTATTCAAATAATTGAACTCAAAGACATTTCGGTAAACTTGGTTTTGCACCGTAAATGTAAAACACTTTCAACTCTCTGGCGTAAACTTATAAACATGCTGCAATCAAAATACAAAGTCGTTTATACAAAAAATGGTATTGCGGCAATTTTACCAGAGAAAGCATCAAATGTAGATTCTACACTTAAAATAGAGCTTAAAGCAAAAATAATCTGTAAATAAAAAAGAAGGAGGTAGGTTAAAGATGGGAGCGGATATTTATATCTTTACAGAGTATGATCCTGAGTTTCCAGAGTCTGCAAAAGAATTTGTTGAAAAGCATGAAAACTACTACTACTTTAGAGATTCGTATAATTGGAGTAATCTTGCGTGGATAAAAGATTTATCCTACTGGAGGGATTTTGTAGAGGATCCACTTGAGTTTCTCCAAGAACTTGCATCAATTACTGACGAAGAAATTGAGAAGTACGTAAATAAAACTTTCAAAGATGAATCAGACAAAGAAAAGGAAAGTTGGATTAGGTATTTCAAAGGAAAACGCGATTACATAAAAGCTTTAGTTGATGCAGAAATCATAGATATTGATTACTCAGTGTAAAAAAAATAAAAAGGAAGGAGGTATTAGAAAATGAACAATGCATACTTACAACTTGTAGAACTCTTAAATACTGCATGTAGAAATTCCTATAACGAAGTTGATCACGATTTTCTTCCTGGAGTTACAGTTGAAAAAGAAATAAATGAATTTTACTTTGATAATAATCAGGAGTGTAAAATTACTCTTGGTTCCTATAAATTTGCATACTACACTATATATTTCTTAAGCATTACATATTCAAAGAGATGCGTAAATGCAAATCAATTTCTAGAAGTTAAGGACAAAGTTGAAAAACTTCTTAAAGCAATAGATGCAAAGAAAGTTGGGAGCAATTTGTGGGAGTGGATTGAGCCATCAAATAAAGAAGATGAAGGAAAATTAGTGGTTGGTAAGTCTTCAAAAACTTATACACTTAAATTTTCATGTGGTTGTAAATTTAAAATCCTTGTGCAAAAATACAAAAATGAAACTCTCATTACAATCCTCGAAAAAAGTTTATGCAATCACCATCAGGATATCATAGATGACAATATAATTTATCTTGCAATTTGTAATGCCTACAACTCAATACAAAATAAAAGACGCCGCTCAACTTTAAAACTAGATGAATCTTTTGGTAAATTCATTCATCTAAAGGATATTTGTAATATCAAGTTTCCATGCAATGAAAAATCAAAGTAATTCTTATTTGATTCTGCGCAAAAATTCTAGAAGTAAAAGACATGTAATTGATGCTAAAATAAAATCTCCCATTGCACCTGTAACCCAAATGTTAAAATGTTAAGCATAGGGTGGGGTAGGTTTCTTGTTTTCTACCCCACCTTTTCTTTTTTTTCATAGAAATCTAAAAGAAAGGAGGTTGTAGAAATGGAATTAAGAATTCCATTTGAAGAGATTCCAAATGTAGTTTCTATGTACAAAGCTTTAAAAGATGACATTGACGAATTTGAAAAACTTTTAAGAAGACGCTACAAAGGAAATAAACTTACAAAACCTTACAATCAAACTTATGTAATTCCGCCTGCTATATTTGAAAAACTTATTCCGCTGTTTCAAAAATATAGACTTGACTATATTGCATTGCAACCAAATAAACTTGTACGTTTAGATTTTGACGTAATAACTCCTGCAGTAATTGTTGAACTTCAAGAAAAGTACTTTATTTACGATTACTGCACTAAATCCGAACTTGAATTTCAAATTGAAATTCTAAATGAAATGTATAACATAGTTAAAACAAATCCAATTCAACCAAGTAATACCAAACGTTTTTACCTACATATTTATCCGCATGATGAAGATTTGTTTACAGTCTTAAAAGTGTACAAGGAGTTAATCAACCTAAAAAATATAACCGAAATTTACTATTGCAATAGGGAAAAATTTGACATACAAGTAGTTGGAAAAGATAAAAATGAAATTGAACGTGTTGAAACATTTCTGAAAACATTAAAACCGAAAATTTTACTTACGTACACTCGATAAAAAAAAATAAGGAGGCTAAAAAGATGAAAAAAATGTACAAAAGATCAAACTACGATCCACTTGCTGAAATTTTAGAAAATGAAAAACTCTACAAAGAGCATTACATGTGGGAATACCCACCAATAATTTTACGTGGTAGAAAAGGAAATAGCTATAAGGCTCGCAAATTTGAGCCAATATTTGAGTTATTTTTCTAAAGGAGGTAAAAATCTTAAATGTATTCCCGTAAGTTTTTAAAGTACTTTTTAAAGCTTGTACGGGAAGTTTCACTTTTATCCACATGCTATAAAAAACAAGTTGGAGCAATTATTGTAAAAGACAGACGAATACTTGCAACTGGATACAACGGTACTCCAAGCAATATGATTGAATGTTTAGAGCTTACAAAATTTCTAGAATTTCTGCATGCAAATATTCCAAAAGATGAAATTCTTAAAACTCTAAAAAACTTTATGTATACGTTTGATGCAAATGTCTTTTCAAACTACAGTAAGGATATTTCAATTATTGAAACGCTGCTTTATAAATACCCTTTGGAGCATTTGCAAAGAATTTTTAAGACTCTCTATACATACATTGAAAAAGACATTGACAGCTATGAAATGTATTCACCTAATGAACTTATTGCACGTTGGAATTTCATACATAATAAATACGAAATACATGCAGAAATTAACGCAATAACTCAATGTGTAAAATACGGAATTCCAATAGAAGGGGCAGATATATTTGTAACTCATCTCCCTTGCATTGATTGTGCAAAAGCAATTATTGCAAGTGGAATCAAACGCGTATTCTATATACAGTATTACAAGGATAAAAAGTGGAATGAAGATTCACTAGAACTTTTTAAACTTAACAAAGTTCAAGTTTTTGATTACAAGACGCTTTTAGATGAGGAAAACTAAAAGGAGGTATGTAGAAAAATGCTAACTGAAAAAGACATCATTGTAAGACAACTAGGAAATGGAACTGCTTTTCTATCGACATGATATACAAATTTCCTTGCAAGAAAATAAAAGACTTTACAAGACAAAATAGAGGGCTGGGATTTTAGTTTTCCCAGCCCTCTTTCTTTTTTTTCGTAGTTCAACAAAAAGTTACTTTGAAATTTTGAAAATGTGAGCATTTGGATAAAGCTTCTTTAGCTGCTCTTTGATAACATCCTCAAAATGTTTATCCAAAACGTAAACAAATACAATTGGACTTTTATCTTTTTCCTTGATGATAAATGCATAGCCTACAACTTTACCATCAATTGTAATTCTCGTAACCTCTGAGTACTCAATTTGCTCTTTAAGTTTACGTATTTCACTTTTAAAGTAATTGAGTTCCTGTTCAAATTTTGAAAACTTAAGTACATCAAGAATTGACTTTACAAATAAGGAAACTACAACAAGAAGAAGGACGATATTTATTCCAGTTGATGGAAACTGAATACTTGCAAGTAGCGATAAAGCATATATGATGAGTGCAGCAATTATCATTTTTACTTGACGAAATCTAAATTCATTACGTAATGCATTGACATACTCATCAACTCCAAAAGGATAGTTGAATCCAAGAAACAACTTAAACACAAACTCACTTGGAAGCTTAATCAAAATGTCAAGATAATCCTTTATGTCATTTGGATGCAAATTTTCTTGAGTGTCTGGATAAACTAGCATTTCTTTGGTAGCCTCACTTTTTTTACTTTTTTTGCAGAATTCCAAAAGAAAAGAGAGTACAAGAAAATCCAAAAAATTGCAACTACTGTAGACTGAAGGAGGAGGTTCCTAGGACACATTCATAAAAGATTTAGACAGATGCAAAATCAGATATTCATCATGTAATTGCAAACATACGAGAAGTCCTTTTGTATCTGTGAAGAAAAAAAAAGTTGTCCTCTGGAAACTGTCTTAAATATTTATTGAAGGGGGAGCATTTTAATTATATTTTGATTACTTATTAATCGTTTATTTATGTTTAATTTGATGAAAATCTGATATTATCTGGTTATAATCAGATATATCGATATAAAGCAATTTAATCGATTAAACGATTAAACGATTAAATTTGTTTATCTTCTGATTAATCGATTTATAAGAAAACATTTAGTTAATCTTCTAGTAAAACAAATAAAACGTTTAATCAATCTTTATACATCATTTAGAAAAGACAAATTAGATGTACAAAATTCTCTATACTCTACTTAAGAATTAGTTATACAGATTGCATCAAAACGTAATGAACAATCAATCTCTTCTGTATTTGCAAAACGTTTTGTTTAAGTCAGAATTGCATCAGTTTAAATCAATAATGGAGGAGGTTCCTAGGACAACTATGAAAAGACTATTTCGTTTTGCAAAATTAAAACTCTTTGATGTCTTAAACATTTCATTCTACAATCACGAAAGAGAAAAAGTCAAACATATCGATTACATTCAGTATCCAGATGTCTGCAACAAACTAGAAAAGTACAAACAATTTGTTGCACTTAGTAACATTTTGCACACTCGTTTCAACAATAATACACTTTTGGAAGTATTTCTTAAAGCTCAACCAATTGTAATTACAGACTTCTATCATTTCGTAATTCCTCAAATTGCTAAACACTCCTTGTTTCATGCATATCTTTTAGAGCAATTGTTTCATTATTTTGAGAATTACGCATTGTACAATCAATTACGTACTTACAATAGCTATACAGTTTTGATTTCAGGAAATCTAGCATTCAATTATAGTCTTGACGATAGCTTGCAACAAGAAGTAGAGAAACTTTGTCAGTTTTACAGGAATCGCAATGATGAATTCCTGCAGCTCTATGAGAAAGTCTCCAGACATTTGTATTTAGTGTAGCGTTAAAAGCTTTTCCTATTGCATTTTTTTAGATTTCTTTTCCTGTATAAATAATTTTCCAAAATTTCTCAAAGGAAAAATCTTAAAGGAGGTAAGTTAAAAATGGTGACAGCTATTTCTCACGATAAGTTTTTAAATGCTCTCATCAATGCATCTGACGACTACAGACGATACATGTCAAGAGCAGGAGTAGTACATTGTTTCTTAATACAAAAGACATCCGATCATGCAACATTTAGATTAAGAATCAATGAGGTACTTGGAAAAATAAGAAGACACCATAAAAATGAGTATTCAATTTTGATAAAGAGAGATACATGTGCAATGATTCTATGGATTAGAGATTCCAGACGAAAAATTGAGACATTGTTAAAAGAAAATGGGGAGGAAATATTGCAACCATTGTTTTTAGAATAAATTGGTGCGGGGATCCTTATGATCCCCGCAATTTCTTTTTTGCAAGTTCCAGGTGTGGAGACGTCTCCACAAGAAAAATCTGCTTAGTAAAATTTTACATCATGATGCTTTAAAAGTCAAGCAATTTTTATAGGAGGAAAACTCTATGATTTACTGCAAGGACGTTAAAGATTTACTCAAGGAACTCAAGATTTATTTTTTAGATTGTCTACCAGATGATTATCCTTTTATTGACGTCTACAAAAACTTCTTAATCATACGCAATGAAAAATATGCATATAAGCTCAATTTGATTTTACCTGCAAATGTTTCAGAATTTACACGCAGAATTTTCCATGCTCTAAGCTATGGATATTCTAGTAAAAGCAAGTTACAATACATATACTATATGGTAATAGTAGTACCAATTCTATATAAAACGAATCCACAAAGACTTATAAGTCATTACAAGTTAATACTGCAAAAATACAATCTAGATGAAGTATTTGACAAACTAGGTAAATGTATAGAAAGTCTAGATGCTTTAAAAGAAATACACAATGTTTTTACAGTGCTTCAAGAAAATACAAATCCAAAGGAAATCATCAATAAAATCAAAATGCTTCAAGATAACAAAAAGTTTTGTAAAATCTGTTTACAATGTGTACATGATATTTCACATCTAGAGTAAAAAAAATAAGAAGGAGGATAATACCGAAAAAATGAATATCATTGAACTGCTTACTCTAAATGCATTGAAAACATGTGTACTTGTTTTAGAATCAGATCCACCATGTAGAGTAAGAATTATCAAAGAAGGAGACAATTATAGATTTTTCGTTGCGCCACTTGTAGACTTAGATTTGGAAAAGGAAATTAGTCAAGAGGAATTTCTTGCAAAATATGGACAATGCGAAATTATAGATTATCTTCCAAATATCTAAGCATTTTTTACAAGGAGGTAAGAAAGAATGCGGAAATTAACTGTTGAAATCTCAGAAACTCTATGTCAGGATTTACCAACTTCCTATCATCCAAAAATCAAGGAAGTGATTTACGATCCTGAAACTAAAAGCATTCAAAATTATAAATGGAAATCCGTATACTATATCGAGGACAATATTATCCTTGGAAAACTTGATTTAAACTTTATGGAGTTTTACAGCATTGTTTCTCTTGCAAACTCCAGATTCTACATTTTATATCCATGTCTTGACGAAATATTTACAAAAATGATTTCAAACGCAGATAAACTTATCAATGCATTTTTAAAAGACGATAAACTTGAATTTGCAAAAATTCTCAATATGCCCTATTGTTTGTATACCGCATATTTATATAATCTTTGCGCTGCAAGTTTAAATTATGCAACCATTTGCGATATTTGTAAAAATAAACACAAATGCAATGAATGTGAAGACTTTTCTGAGTTTCTGCTAGATTTCAAAGGAATTACAAAACTTATTCCAGTTTTCATAGAAACAGTTGCAAAATACTCAAAAATCTACAGCGAGAGAATTTTAGAAGGAATTGAAGATGCTCTCATGCATATCTCTGAAAGCAATTCAAAAATTATAGTTAAAAAATAAAAAACTAGGAGGTAGCTGAAAATGGTTAGAATTAAGTATCTCTTACTCACTTCAGAATTCTTTGTAATCCATATTACACGTCTCGTACAAATTCTCTGGCAACTTGGAGAATTTATTGAATCTGCTTTAAATACTAATTTCAAAGGTAATTTTTATAGAGAACATGTTGACTCTATAACTTACAAATACTATCGCGATACAAATAGAGTACGTGTGGAATATAATGATGCATTACTTTTAACAATGGATCTTGCAACCAAATCTAGAATAATTGATGACAAAGAATTTACTTTCAAATTCCACAACAAACTCTTTAAACTAATTTCATCAAACTTTGAAGCAGATTTAGGATACGCAAAACTTTATTGCATTCCAAACTTTCTCTTTGCAGTAAATCCAATGATTTTTGCACATATCCTTGCAAAAACTCTTAATGCTAGAAATTCAATGCAAAGAAATGCAGTTAAAATGATAAAACCAGAAACTTTTGAAAATGTAATTTCTATATACATTGAAGAAATGCTTGATCCAAAACGCGAGGGTAATTCTTTTAGTGCAATTTTACTTGGAAGAAGAGAAATAGTTTTTGAAATGGGTCTCCCAGTATGTAGTGTAAAATTTGTAAATGAGTGGAGAAATTGGAATGTACCAGTTGACGAAGAATGTCTCAAAAAGAAATTAATGAAAATCTTAAAAACTACATCAAAAATAATTGTAAAAGATGAGCTTGTTAAATACAAAGAGGGGAGGTAAACTCTCCCCTCCTCTTACTTAAATAAAGTAAGGAGGTGAAAAGGAGTACAATGAAATACAGAGAATTTGAGCTTACACTTTGTTTTGAAGACTGTCAAGTTTCAATTACAGGTGCAATTTATCCGGATAGCTACATTGAAATTACTGGATTTAGTACATCTGGAGTATACGACGAATATCTTTTAAATATGCTTGATAAACATTATGATTCGTTTTTCAAATTCATACTTGAAAGAGAAGGTATAGATTCAAGTAAACTATCAAAAATTGAAAAGCTATATATATCCCATAGTTTTGCAGAAAACATGATTGAATTTCTCAATCTCAGCAAATAAAAAACCAAGTGGAGGTAAAAAATAATGCATGCTCAATCTCTAGATTTCAACATTAAAGTAACTTATTTCCATTTCCACTCATATTCTCTATTTCATCTAGATTTTCCAAGAGTATTCAAAAAATTTGTAAAACGTCTTGCACATGCTCTACACTGCATCAATAGATTTACAACAATTTCAGTTTCTGATAAGATTGCATTCAACATTGAGTTTAATCACGATGCAATTGTCAATGTTTACAATCAAAACAGACAAATTTTCAAATTTACATTTAACTACGAAAAATTTTTAGAGATTGATGATACTGCTATAATGCAAAAGTTAAATCAGAGTCTACTGCATCCTATTACAATTACATTACAAGACTCATATAAGTTTTTAGCATACTACGAACTCTTAAAATTCAACGCTCACATTATATACGATGTATTAATTGAAATGCATAATATCGGACGTAATCCAAATATCCAAAATTATCCTGATAAAATCTATGCAACGCAACATATTTTAAATCTATTTCCAGGATGCAAATTAAATGTTGAAACCAAAGACAATTTAGTTTTAGGAAAAATTCTCTACGAAAACTTTGTACTTTTAGATGTAGTTTTACCAAGAGATATTTCTTACAACACTTTATCTCTAATTCTTAAAGAAAACTTTGTGTATGACTAAACTCTCAAAAAATCTCAAGAAAAAAATTAGGAGGTAGACTGTCATGAAGTACTCTATTGCAACTGAATTAAAACTTTACAAAGAGTTAAAGGAAAAATACAGACAACTTATTGTTGAAGCAGATAATTTGGAATGCGAATTACAAACTTTACAACTTCAACTCTTTCAAAAATTAAACGAATACCTCAACAAAAATTTCGAAACATTTGAATTCTCAATTGATAACAAAGATCACACTACAATCTTAACACTTTACACTGGAATTGGTAGATTCGAAATTGATTGTACAACCTATTCGGTAAAATTTAGAGACTATCGTTTTTCAATTGAACTCAAGCAACTTCAAAGAAAAATCGATACTTTAATTGATGTATACACCAGCAATATTGCAGATAAATACTCTAGCTTAAACTTTAGAGTAAGAACTCTTAAGCAATCAATTGAAGAGATACGTACTCTTTTGAGACAGCTTTTTAAAACAACAAAAGAAACTAAGCCAAAGGTTGCAGTTACAAAAACTGTAACCAAAACAAAACAAACCACTCAAAAGGAGGTTACTACAAGTGCAACATCTAGATCTGGAAAAGCTTAAAGAGTTATACAAAAATGGAGTCATTCAAGTTACAGAAAAAGTCTGCGATTCAAATACAATGCAATTGCAAAAACTTAATGATACAACGGGAGCTTCATCTAATGCTAAACGAACTTCGAAAACTCGTAGAAGACACAAAAACGATGCATCAAGAGATTCAGAAACTTCTCGATGAGTTAAACGTTATCAATCAAAAACTAAAGGAGTTAAAAAGGTATAGAGAATTCCTAAAATCTAGCAAAAATGAGAAAGAAGGAGGTTGTGAGAAATGAGAATCCCAGCGTTAGAAATATACGATTCCTATGTATATTCTGCAATTTTAAAAGGGTTGCAATATATAGGCAACCCTTGGATTCCTTCCTATATCCATCTTGAGCCTCAAATTTATGCTATACCAGAGGACGTATCAATAGAAAAACTAACGTACTTACTTACAATGCCTCATAAAGTTTGTCCAAATATTACATACGATGTATTTTTTGTCAAGGAAAGAGTATTTTATGTAAAATGCAGTAATGGTAAGAAATTCATTGGCTATATTCCTAAATCTGCTACAGACTCTCTTGCAAAGGATGGATATATAAATCTTGAGGCAAAAGTTATGAAGGATTTGGATAAGCTTATAATGCTTTAAATGGGGAGAGGGTACGGTAAACACTCCGTACCCTCTCCTTCTTTTTTATTCGTAAAATCTGTCTAAATAATTTTCAAAAATTCACTGGAGGTGTATAATGAAAACATTTATGTTTCTACTAATGCTTTCAAACATGATGCAATCAGATGAACTATCAGTTAAAAACTTATGTAGACAAGGATATTATGCGGGATATAAAAGTCAAGATTTTGAAAGATGCCTTGACTTTTCAAGTTCAGTATTCAAAAAATTGCAGACTCAGAAAAATTCCGATAGTTACAGCAATAGAATTTCCAATTTAGCTTTTACATGTTGCTTGCTTGGAATTGCAGATAAACTTGCCGGAAAAGAACCTGACTACACTAGATACATTGATATTATTTTGCGCTACAGTCAAAATGTTGAAAAATAAACAAGGAGGTAAAAGGAAATGGTTACAAAGTTAATTGGTACAACTATTTTTATTGTAGACGATGATGAAAATGAAAGATTTGTACAATTTGAAGTAGATTTTGAAATTGATTTGGAAAAGGAAACAGGTTCATTTACAGTTTCAATTCAAGCAAAATCAGATGATGAATTTACGCAACAAGTATTCAAAATGCTAAATCAAGAATTCTTCATAAATCTTCTTAAATACGATGTATCTTTTATTTGGGCTGCGGAGTATAAGTTACCCTACTCAATGATGCAAAAACTTCAAAACTAAAAAAAAAATAAGTAGGAGGTGAGAGAAAATGATGATAGATGAAATGCCAGTAATAATTAACTATCATGACGCTTTATCATTGAGTTTACAAGAATTTATCACAATTATGAGACTACTTTGTAAAGCATCAAAGGACTTCCTAGAACCAGATTGCAAATTTTACGAAATGCAAAAATATTCATGCTTAATTGTATACGAAAACAAAGTGGTTAAAATCTTTTACAAAAATTATCCCATTTGTGACATCATAATTGCCGACGATAGCATAAGGGAAATTGATCCAAATTACTTTCTTACATATGTAAATCTAGATGTAAGAGACGCAGGAGATGACATGTATTACATTTCATATATGCCAGTTTTAGCAAAAATTCATCCATATTTCCACTTGCAACTTTTATATAAACTTTCACTATTTACATGCTCAAACAAAAGAGTTCTAGATCTTACAAATCTTTCCAAGGAAATTAGATACACATTATTTGGCAAACTTTCTGGAAAAATCCATATTCTTGCAGATGAAGATAATTTCCTTGCAACGGTTACAATCTCAAAGATTCCCATATATAAAGTACATTTGCCAATTCGCTTGAATATGGAGCTTGTTAAATCTTATCTTTACTCTTTGGATCCCAAAATCTCATAATCATAAAAAAGGAGGTAGGTGAAAAATGAAGACTCTCGAAACATTTCTCAACGACGTTAAAAACGATGAAATCTTATCTGCAGTATTTTACAACATCGATGAGGTTACAAAAGATCTTCCAAAGGACTTAATCTTTTCAGAGTTTACAATTGGACTTTTAAAGAGACGCTTTAATGATGTCCAAAATAAGGTATTTGAAAAGATTGCATCAAAATATGAGGAAAAAAGTGTTCTCAAAAAATATGTAAAGAGAGCATATGACATTTGGGAAAACAATCGTTCAAAAGATTTTGGAGAAGCTCTCACTAAATTAGATGATTTTGAACGTTTAGCAATTCTTACTTCAACTCTCAATTATCAAGTGGGAAACGGAGGATTTATACAGTGGTTTACAAATGGCTACGGAAAATATATTAATGCATACGTAGATGCATTTAGCGAAGTTGCAGAGAAAACTACATACAAACCAGACGTTATCAATTACGTAATTGATTTAATTGAAAGAGCATACGAGCTTTACAATCAATATGAAAAGTATGATGCAATAATTTCTGGAGATTTGGGATTCGATGAGTACACACCTCATATCAATAGAGTTGTTGATAGAATTATTGAGCTTATTGAAAATGAACTTGGAGTTTCAGTTCCAAGTTCAGTATCAGTTATATTCTACGATAAAATCCTTGATTTGTATTTGAATAAAATCAAAACAGAGCAAAATAAAGTTTTACAAAAACTTTCAAATCTAGATGAAGAATATTATGCAATTAATGCAGAATTTTTGACAGCAATTGAATACTACTTACAAAAACAAAGCGAGATGGGAGCTTAATTGCTCCCATCTCCAATTTTCTAAAATTCCAAAAAAAAAAAACTAAAGAGGAGGTGGATTATGTATACAGCATTTGATACTATTGCAAAGAAACTCAAGATAAAACCAAAATACATTAATGCCTATAAGGAGTTTTATGAGGCAGATCATGAGTTAAGAAATATTCTCAATTTCCTTGCAGATATAGATTATGAAAAGTACAACTTGCATATTTACGCAAGCAATATTTATCGTCTTAATCAAAAGGTGAAAATTTACTTTTATGTAAATACTGAGGATTTAAAACCTTCTGGAATCAAAGGATACTTGCGTTATTCATTTAAACGCAAAACCTATAAAATACACTTGGGTTCTTTTGTATACGAGGCTGAGAATCTAAATGATGTCTTAAATTACTTTATGCAAATATACAAAGACGTAATTTTAGAGGTTACAAAAGGAATTAGTGAAAATCTGCTTGCAATTGATTTAGGTACATTGAATCCAATTGCTGCAGTGAAAATCGAAGATAGCAAATTTATAGGATTTTCATACGAGGGACTTCAAGACTTATTCTACATTCCCGAGGCAAATTTAGTTGCAGTATACAATGAGTATTTAATGACAAGAGATTTACTTGGAGCATTGCGCAAGCATAAAGAAAAACTCTTTTATACAGAGTATCAAGGAAAGCAATATAACGTATTTACACTCTACAAAATTCTTTACGAAAACTTTATTCAAAACCACTTGAAAAAAGATGATATTTTACTAATTGGATCAGTTGTTTACAAGGATACGCTGATTAATGTCAAGAAGAAAGCAAGATATAGTGAGTTGACTTTCGAGGAATTCAAAAAGTTTATAACTTTTGCAAGATTAAATGCAATCAAAATATATCTTCTAAATTTCCTAGATGAAGCACAAATTAATTGGCTACCAGTTGAAGAGCAGCATACATCTAGATATTTTCTAGGAACTAGAGTCTATCCAAGCAAAGAATTAATGGGCCTTTATGTAAAGCTAGGCAATAAACTAGTTTTTACAAATAAAGATATAATTGCAGCATTAAACATGCTTTTTTCCGTAAATAGAGACATTGAAAACTATTACATTGAAAAATTTACAAGAAATGATACTCATACATACATTGATGAAATTAGACATTTAAATTACGAGCTTAATTTACAAAATCCCAACGTAAATCTCAACTGCATGGCAATTTAAAAAAAAATCCAAAAATATAAAAAGGAGGTTTATAGAAAGATGAAGTACGTTTATATAATCCAAAAGATTGAACCTCTTACAACTCACAAGGATTTTAAAGCAGATACAAAAAATCCAAAGAAATATAAAATACTTGACTATGAGTTCCTGCTTAGAAAATACGGATATTTTAACAACGAACCTGTATATTACTTTAGATTCGATAAGTTTAAGGGATTTGTTTCAAATGTAGAGCTACCTTATAAACCAATTACGATTCCTAAACCATTTGATGAATTAAGTCCAGAGGAGACTATAGCGTTTCTAGTATTGTATTTATCTGCAAAAGGAAAAGTGGGTACTTCAAGTTCAAATAATGAGCCTGAGCCACATGAGTAAAAAATATGCAGATAAGTTACTTAGCCTTCTATTTTGGCTTATTGTAATTCTGACAGTGATTAATCTTTGTATTGTAGTATCCGAGGGATTGTAATGGGGCGGGTAGTTTATATACCCGCCCCTTTCTTTTCAATCATTTTTTACTTTTAATTGGAGGTGGGTTAAAAATGCTTGACGTAAATCTATATGCTCAAAAATATATAGCTTACGTAAAGTCCTATTATAAACAACCAAATGTTAAAGAACTTGAAATTCCCGAAGCATATGCTGATGCAATAGTTTTGAGAAAAAATTCCAGAGAACCAATTTTCACTCCTTACTTTAGAATCGAAGGGTTTATAAAAGTTGGCAGGAATAAAATTGTTGATACAGGACGTGGACAATTAGATTTATCAGATTTTCACTTTACGTGGAAAATCGAGGAAAGGTATAACGAATACTTTAAAGCGAATTTAAAAGTTGATATTGTTCACAATAATGTAAAAATATATGCTCCATCTAGAAATTGCATTGCAATCGATGTAAATACTGATTGTATTGCATTTGTTGACGATGTATTTCAAATTGGAGTACTCTACTTTTTCAAAAATGAGAAAGAGTTAAATAAGTTCTTTGCAAAACTTATCAAGTACATGAAGTTACATAAAATTGGCTATTTATTTATCGGTGATATTCTAAAATCCGAAAATCATAAAAAGGAAAAAGATAAAACAATTTCCCATCTCAAAAAATTATATAAACCTCTACTTGATATGTGTCAAAAAAGCAAAATTTTGATAAGATATATTGATGAAAGCGACTCAAATATCATTGATAAACATAATGGTAAAAGTATCAAAAGAATTTCAAAACGACTAACTATACGCGAAGATAACTCAATCTTATTTGCAGACATTGTTGCTGCAAAGAATCATATGTACAAAGGTTACAATCAATATCTAAAACAAGAACTCAAAATTTCTTTTCCAGATACAGCAATAATCCTCAATGATTTTAAGAAAGTAGCAAACACTGAATACGAGTTTAAGTATGTAAAGAACTGGGAGGAAACGATATGGAAAAGGTTATAAAGACTATTGGAAAGTTGATATATGCTGCATTATGTATTAGTATTGCAATATTTTTAAGCATCAAATTTATGCATTTCTTTTTAGTGATGTTGATTATTGGAATAATGATACTTGCGATACGTGGTAAAGTTGAAGAAATACAAGTTGACGAAATTCATAAGTATCTGCAGAAAATCAATGATGATTTGCCAGTTAAGAAAATTGAGGAAATTATTGCTGTACCAGTATTCACAATGCAAAATTCTTTAATTGAATTTCAGATAATTATTCCAAGTATTTCAAAAACAATTGTACTTAAAGATGTATCTGCATTGATTGCTTCAATTGCTTTACTTTTAGGATTATTTCCAGCACTCTTGGCAATTCATGGAATTTCAGTTTTTATGCGATAAAAAATAAGGAGGTGTAATAGAAACAATGGGAGTTATGCAAAGAATAACCCGGATACTCTTTGCAATATTTCTACTCTACGCATTTTATCTAGATTTAAAGTACTTTATCTATTTTCACGTGCTTTCAATAGTTATTGCATTAATTGCTTTAGCAATTTTAGAGTTTGTGGAAAACAAAAGAGTACCATTTTCTCTTGATGTCTTACTTATGCAATTAGATGTTGAAAACGATGTTTTAACCTACATTCCAGTACTCTTTTTTGTAACAGGACTTTTACCTATGCTTATGCTCGTTTCAGCAATAGGATTAGTTGTATCTGCATTTTCAAAATCTGAATAAAAATAAAGGAGGTATTTGTAGCGCTATGATTGCAACAAAGTTTATAAATGTAAAAGAACTTGAAAGTATTGTAAACGAAATTGAAAACGAAAATGTAGCGCTCTTTATTTGTAAACATGAAGATTTTATCCCAAAAATTTCCTATCAAAGCAATGGTATTGATTTAAGAGCAACAACTGATACTGTACTAAAACCTGGAGCTTGGGAGCTTGTACCAAATGGAGTTAAAATAGTTTCTAGATTTGACTGGTTTGTAGTTCCACGTTCAGGACTTGCATTAAAACATGGAATTACTGTATTGAATGCTCCAGGTTTTGTAGACTGGGACTACAGAAACGAACTTGGTACAATTCTAATAAATCATAGTAAAAATGAGTTTAAGGTAGAAAAAGGAATGAGAATTTCTCAACTTGTATGCAGACAATATGTTGAGCAAATTTACCTTCTTGTTGATGAAGATATCTTTGAAAAAGTAGGTGTAGAACTCTTTACAACCAATCGAAACTTAGGAGGTTTCGGAAGTTCAGGTTTAAAGTAGTAGAAAAATGAATTTGCAAGTTTTCTATGTATGCGATGAAAATCAGACAATTATTGATTTTGGTAATTTGTACATCAGGATTTATCCCGATTTATATAAAAGATGTATAGTTGAAATTCACGCTCGGCAAATAAACTACACAATGCAAGTTGATATGCAATATCCGATGTTCATAAATAAAGTTGAAGCATTTATAAAGTACATTGTAGATCACCTAAAACAAAACGAAGTAATAAATATTGCGAATCTTATTAAAAATGGATTTTGGAGTTTAAAAGATTGCTAAAAACAAAAAAATCTAAAGAAAAATAAAGAAGGAGGTATTGTAAGATGAAGGTACTAGAAGTACTCAGCAGATTCTCATTTGTTGCATTCCAAAACAAAATTCGCGCAAACCAACCAGTAACCATTGTTAAAAACTTCACAAAACCTGTAGAGAAAATGAGCTACGATGAATTCTTTACATTTGTACTTTACGAAACAGGAAGTGTAAGACTTCCAGCATTCTACTACGTACTTGCAGATGCATATGCAAAACGTAATACCCTTGTAAACGAACTTTCAAAAGCATTCCGTGAAATGATTAAAAATAGCAGAAAAAGACTTTCAAAACAAACTTTCCTCAAATTGAAAAAGAAAATTGTAGAAACTCTATCTCTCGATTCTCAAAAAATCCGTATCAAAATTGAACCGTTTAAGAAGCATAGTATAACTTATCCACTTCTCAAATTAAGAACTCCAAGCCATGTTGTTGCAGCTTACTATGATAACATTCCATTTCTAATTGCAAAAAGTGGAAGAATTGTAAGATCCTATATCGATAATTCATGCCCAGTAAGAATCTTTTACGATCGCGCAGTTCTTCATTATCCATACAAGTTTATTCAATATAAAGGAAAATGGTATGCTTTACATTTAATTCCTCGTAGACATAATATTCGCGTTGCGATAAAAGATGTTGTATCCGATAAAATATATGCTCAAGAAAGATTATCATACAATGTATTCTACAAAACCAATTTCCATAAAACACTTGAAAATGCAAAAGCATTTGTAGAAAAAGTTTATTTGGAAAGAGGATAAAAGAGTTTTAGGGATTCCCGGGTAAGGTAAAGCCCGGGAATCCTTTTTTGTCTCGTAATTTTGTAGGAGGTGAAAGATGTATGCTGAATTTGACGGACGTTATCTCACTCTTAAAAATACTTATTACTTGGACTACTCTAAAATTGCATCAAAACTTGAAAAAGTAGTTAATCTAAGAAAATGCAATTTAAAAATTGAAGAAAATCTCAGAGAGTGGAAATTTCCTAATTACTTTTCCTATGAACTCCTGCTACATGTAGTTAAAGAGTACAAATTTCTTTTACAAATATCAAGTAAAAATACTTTGGAGTTAAAAGGTATACAATTCAGTTTATATGACGACAGAAGACTACTTTTTGAATACAATGGCAAAGAGCAATATATAAAACTTTTTGTCACAGAAAATTATAGGACTTTTCCATTTGAAATTTTACGTATTCTGGAGCATCAAAATCTGCATCCAGTACTTTTAATAAAAACTGTATCTGCTAAATTTGAAACTATTGAAAAATTTCTACAGGAGCTGTATTTAGATTTTTACGCATGCTATAGGTAAAGAAAAATAAAAAGGAGGTATTTATAGAAAATGCCATCAGAGCTATGTAACTATGGGACTGCAAAAAGATATATGTCAACTGTAGACTGGCTTGTAGAAGAAAGAGATGCTATACTTTCCAAAATCGATGGCGTATATGAATATTTAAATCGATTGTATGAAGATGTCAAGAAAATATACGAGCTTATTTTAGATGCAGCGCTTGATGAGTTTCACTACGTACTCAAAAATCTATATCTCAAATACAAGCTTGATTTTCTATATGTGGAATATTCTGATTTTCATAAAACTCTACTTGTTTACGATAATAAAGAGGAAAGACGAGTAGGTTGGTTTTATTTTGAATATAGATCATACAAAAGCATTCTTAGGTTAAATTTTGTTATACACTCGGATGTAGCTTATATTGACTTCATCAGATTTTATGCAAATTTAAATTCAATTGTTTTTCAAGCACAGATTTCTAGTGCAACTAAAGCTCTTATTGAAAAATTCAGCGAGTATCTTAATGACAATAAATATCTGATATTTATGAATGCAACTGTAAATATTTTGCCATATATTTTGTATGCTCACTTTAAGAAAAACTTTGAATACCCAGTTTTATTTGAAAAATGCTAAAAAAAATAAAGAAGGAGGTAGTTGAAAATGCATCACGAAATTAAAGCAATATTTTTTGAGCAGCCTGCATCTGTTGTTTATGAATTAGATGGCGCAGCAGATATGATGGATTTGTATTTAGATAGTAACACGAGGTATCGTTTTAAGTATGATTATGATAGTAGAACTCTAAGCAAGTGGTATATTGTAGGCTCTGCAGGAAATAAAAAGGAAATGCAAATAGAAAGGCTTAAGCATAAGATGAGCGACATGAAGTATCGTGTAGAAAAGAAATTTGTTGGCTGGGTGTATCTAGATGAAAACTTAAAGGGATATTTAGAGTTAGTTTTCGAATACAATACTGGATTGATGTTTTATGCTCTCGAATTTGAAAAAGACAAAGAGTTTACAGAAGAGGAAATCAAAAGGATTAGAAATTACGTGCAAGAAAATAATGGAATTATAACTTCTCTTTCTATGTACGAAATTCTTGAAACTCTACTTAAATACATAAAAGAAAAGGAAACTACAGTTGTAGATTTACCTAGTCTCGCATTCTATCTTACAAGCAAAAATACAGAAAAGGAGATTGAAAATGAATAAGAACGAGTGGATTGAATCAGTAGTTACACTAATTCTAATATTTGCAACGCTTTATGTTGGACTTGCTCTTTAGATGGCCGGGTAATCCCGGCTATTTTCTCTTGTAATATGTCTTTACATATCCTTAGAAAATAGAGGAGGTATTTTTAAATATGCTCAAAGTGTATCGTAAAGGTACTACAAAAGATGGTAAAATCAGAATTCTTGTAATTGATGGAGATAAACAAAAATATTTCACAGTGCAAAAGGAGGATTTAGAAAACATCAAGAAACTAGAAAACCTAAATCAAGTAATCGAGTATCTTAAATCCAAAGGCTATAGGATTAGAGGAATTAAAACTGCAGCAAAAGAAGAAAAACAAAAGAAGTCTAATATTGCATCTATAGAAAAAATATCTAGTAATAGTAAAAAAGTAATTGGGCAAATTCTTGCAGGTGAAATTGGAATTTTAGTACACAGTGAAGATAATGCATGTAAACTTCTAAAGCTTCTAAATACCTACAAAGTACGATTACGTAAAAAACCAAAAGAAATAAATGAACTTCTACCATTTAAAGAAGAAACCATCTGGTACATAGATTATCCGTATTTACTTATTGACTCTAAATCTACATTTGAAAAGGAATTTATTTTGAGTGCACATATTGTAAAATAGGAGGTGATTTGAAAAAGTGCTCAAGCAAGTAAAAATTCAGCATTTTAGAGGAGTTGACAATCTAGAAATCAATAATCTACAAAAAATCAACTTGATATACGGAAAAAGTACTTGCATAAAGACTTCAATTTTAGAAGCAATTTATCTACTGTGCAACTACATGTATCCCCATAGTATATTGGATATTGCTAGAGTGCGAGGCTTTCTAGAAATTAACGGAGATGTATTTGACTCAATGTTTTACAATCTGGATACGGAAAAATGCATAGAAATTGTCGGATACTTAGAAAATGGTGAAAGAAGAAAGCTTTGTATAAAAAAGGAGCCTAAATTGATAGGCTCCTACTGCTATATTTTGGAGTACATCATTTCCAAGAATTGTAATCGGAAAAATATGAAAGTATGCTGGGAAATAGAAGTAGAGCAACCAAATATTGTAAATGTAAGCTTAAGGGAAACTTCAGATTTCAAAAAACTAGAAAACCGAGAGTATAGAAATTCTATCTTCATTTCACCAAGAGTAAATATGCCTGAAATTATAAAAAGACTAAAAGAAATTCAAGAACATAAGCAAACAAAGAAAATCGTACAAGCTTTAAAGAAACTGGAAAATAGAATTGAAGATTTATATGTAATTGACAATATAATTTACTGCAATATAAAAGGGATAAAACGTTTGATTCCTGTAAATATACTGGGCAGTGAAACACTAAATGCACTATCCATATTTGTTGCACTTCATAGCATTCAAAATGGGTATGCTTTTATAGATGAACTTGAAAACCTAGTACAGCCGTCCACTTTTAAAACTCTATGGGAAGAAATACTAAGAGTATCAAATACAAATAACATACAGATTTTTGTAACAGGCAGTTTCTAAAAAAGGAGGTAATTTCAGAAAATGGCTTTCAAACTTGACAAAATTGAAAATCTCAAAACTCTCACATGTCTAGTATACGGAGCATTAAACGGAAAACTTAAAGCAAAAAATGTAATTGAGCATCTTTACACTTATCTACAAAAGAAAAGAGATACACTGAGTATTTCAACGATGCAAGCAAATGCATCGTGCATCTACATGCTTGCATTTCTCACCTACTGCAACATTATAAATGACATTAAAAGACTACCACTGTACAAATTTAGACGTAACGTAAACCTTATCTTTATTTCGCTGTATCCAGATAAAGAACGGATTCCAGTTTCGCTTTATCTACCTGAAAAGAAACTATTTCCAGTCATTCTATTTTTAGATAAACTGGTTTACGAAACGAGGAAATCTCTGTTTTCGTTACTTTTACATACAAAGCATGTGCGTAATTATGCTTTGAAAACGTATAAACATGTTGTAAATGATGAAAATGATTTGCATTTATTTGAAAAAGGTTTAAAAGGAGATTACAAGATTTTGGAAAGTTTAATATTGAGACTCTTTTCAGAAAAATTGAAAAATGTAAATGCATGTAATCTAAAGTACTTTGAAAAAATTGTAGATGGAGAGGGGTTGTAAATGAGTACGAAAAATATAGTCATTGACTTGGATAACACAATTTTACCATTTTCTTATTATGCGTATAAATTGTATCCAGATAAATTCCACTGGGATCCTGTAAGCTATAAATGGAATATTTCAAAAGATGAAATACTACAGGTACACAAAGTACAGTTGCAAAATCCAATCCCAAAATCAGTTTTAGAATTTCTCAAAACACTAGAAAAATATAAAGTGTACTTTGTATCGGCGCGTGACAAATCGATTTACAAGGATACGCTACAATATTTAAAAGACTACATTACATTTTTGGATTTTCAATTTGATTTGATTGATCCAATTAAACGCGTCGATTTTGCAAAAAAGCTAGATGCTTATTTAATTGATGACAATCCAATTACATTGCAATATGCTTTGAAAACTTATCCAAAGGTAATTGCTACAACATGGCGTTACAATAGATACTTACTTCCACACATTCCATTTAAAATCTTTGTAACGCCAGATTTTATGATATATGTACCAAACTTTCAAAATCTACCAAAATAAAAAAAGAAGGAGGTATAATGCTATGGACAACTTTCTAGAACTCATCGAAAAAATTCCTCAAATTAAATTGATTCCTATTGAAGATCCCGAACTTGCAAAAAAAGTTGTACTTGAAATTTCAAAGCAAGTGAATTTAGATGTTTTTCAAAAAATTGAAGATATACAATTTGTATCAGACTTAATTGTTGCTGCGCTTACGTTAAGTCCTTACATTCACATTCCAATTATAAAAATGGTTGGTAAGGATCCCGAGAAAATTACGCTTGAGGATATCCTACAAAAGTACAAAGAGTTAAGTACTCTGGATAAAGAGCTTTTTGTAGAAATGTGTCTCGAAGCAATTCTTATAAAGACTACACTGCTTAAAAAGATTGTAAATAGATTTCAACAATATATAAATCCGAATGTTGCTTTTGATGAATTTTTCGATGACGATGACTCTCAAGGTAAACATTTTCACTAAAATAAAAAGGAGGTAAAGTGTTATGCAGGAAAATATCGAAAAATTAATGGATCAGGCATATGAAGGGTTTATGATATTTACAGATTTAACTCAAAGTGGAAATATTGACTTACTTTTTGAAGTTGCCAAAGATGAAGAAAAATTCAGAAAAATAATGCTTTTTGCATGTACAATGTATCAAGAAGTTTTAAGACTACTCTACTTTATAGGAAAATGTATGGATATGCATGAATCCATGCAGGATCAAGTTGTTCTTACTCTTGCATCACATGTAATAGATAAAGCAATGCAAAATCTAGGTGAAGCAGAAAGATTTCATGTTTTGATGTATTTACTTACACTTGCGCAAATTGATCCAATTCCCGAACGCATGAAACGACTTCATGAAATTTCAAATTTCAGCTAAAAGGAGGAAATGCTTATGCAAAAGAAAGATGTATTTATAATACGCTATCCATGTCGCGTATTTAAAGATGCAAAAGAAGCCCAACCAATTTTAGACGATTTAAAAAGAATAATTGGAAACAGAGGAACCGTTCGTCTAGTAGAATCACCAATTGGTAAAATTATCGAAATTAATGCTACACTTGAAAAAGAGGAAGTTGAGAAAATCAGAAAAATAATTTGCAGCAAATAAAAAAAATAACTAGGAGGTATATTGTATTATGACAGGTGGAAATAATGCACAACTTGAAGCACTTAGAGCACAAGCAGAGAAATTCTTTGAAAAGTATGTACAACAATTTCTCTCAACATTTGATCCTCAGGAACGCGAAAAACTACTTAAGCAATGTATTCAAGATATTAAGTCAAGTCAAGAAATCCTAGATCAATTTGCAGCATTTGTAACTACGATTGCATTGGGTAAAGGTTTAGCATCGCAATATGCTTTATGCATGCTATCAATTATTGAGAAAATTGAAGATGATGGATATTTACCTAACTTATCGAAAAAACTTTTTGAGTATTTTAAAGATGATGAAAAACGTGCTATGGTTCTATTATCAAGTCTATTTCAAAGTGTAGAACTTGATCTAAAAGCTTTTATGTTGCAACAACAGCAACAACAAACTCAAATGCAAGCAAATTAGCGAGTCAAATTAGGGGCTTCCTAGTTTGGGAAGCCCCATTTTTTCCTCGTTCTTTTTTTTTTGCTTTTACACCAAGGATTTTACCTTTTCAGTAAATTCTTTATATGCATTTTCATACAGCTGTTTTATATTATCATCAACATCATATGCAATCCACTTAACATATTGTTTATTTATTTGAAGCGTTTTACAAATAAAAGATCCATATAGTGCAGCTGCAATTACTTTGAAGGATCCAGATGCACTCATTGTTGGGAATAATTGTAAAGCATGAGTTAATTCTAGTGTAGTTTCAGTTTCCTGGCGCAATCTACCAATGTAAATTTCAGGTTGAGAGTTGTCAAGTGCAATTACTACAAGTCTTTCCATCAAGTATACCTCCTAAATATTTTTTATGCTGCCTCAAAATCTTTTAGTATCTCATCTGATAGTTTTTCTGCTTCTTCAACCATATTTGCTAAGGCGTTTGCAGTTTTAACAAGCGATGCATATTCCTCAATTTTCTCAGCTTTAGATTTAATATCCTCTAGTTTTTGAACTGTATTTCTAACTGTGGTTAAAACGGTACTGATATACAACGCATGGGAATTTTTCAGAAAGCCTGGTAGAAATAGAAATTTTGCTTTAATAAAATTGAATGCAAAATATGCTGCGGTTTTAGCATATTGTCCAAAAATTGGTTCGAGAAGTGGTGTTAATACATCAAGCGCTGCTTTTTCAACCATACGCGATATTTGTTGATATTTCTTAAGGATGCGATTTATAACTTTTTTAAGCGGACGTATAATTTCTAACCAACCTTCAAGTAAAAAGTTTGCAACACGTAGAAAATGTTTTACGAATTTTCCTAGTATAGATAAAATGGCATCGGTAATTCCTTCGTCCAGTAGATCCAGAGAATCCTTCAGTCGTATTTTAGGTTCAAGCTTTTGTAATTCTTCTTGGATAATTAAAAAGGATTTCTTTAGGTGCTCTATTTCTTTTATAAGAATTCGTTTGTATTCTTTATCCAGTTGTGCAGACATATATTGAATGAAAGCATATAAGAATGCGAGTTTCTTTAACCCATGTTTTTTGATTGCGTTTGTTAGCTTTTGGTTTACCTTTTTTATATAGGCTTTTAATTTTTTATCCTCAACAAAATTGGATTCATCTAAAAAACGAATAGTAAATACTGTTAATAAAAATGATGCTATAAGATCTTCGAAAAACTGCTTTTCATCTGCATTCTTAAACTGTAAATATCCAATATCAAGTTTAAAATCGGTTTTTTCAAGTATATCAAGAAATTGTAATGTGTTTTTTAGTAATTTATCGACTTTGATATTCATATACTAACTCCTCGGATTTAAATGTACAAATCCTGAGTTTCCATCGCATATTACTTCAGCACTATATGCATGCATTCTTGTTTTTTTGGTTTTTCCTAAAATTGAAAAGCCTTGTCCAGTTTTTGCCATAGATTCAACTTTCTGTAAAAGTTGCTGATATTTCTGATCGTTCATTTCATAACGGAATTGATACCAGACATCATACTCATTATTAGGATATGGTAACTTTAGGTTATTGTATTTATCTCGAGGTACTGATCCCATTTGATAAACAAACGCATGGGTTTTTGCTTTGCCGTCCATAAAAATTGTACTTGAAGATTTGTGCGCATATACACTTAAATCTCGTTCCTCTTTAAAAGTTAAATGAATGTTTTTAGGAGTTGCAAGTGTAATAAATGTTTCTGGATTAAATTTTCCAATTGCCCATTTACCTTTATCAACCATTACAAGACAGTTTTGTCCTTTTGTACGAAGTTCAGCATATATTTTTGTATCATGCATTGTAAAGTAAATTTTATCGCCAGTTCTAGCTTCAATAAATTTATTTTCCTTATGATCTTCAGCAGTGATAAAATGTGCTCTTCGCGGAGTTCTAAGCATTACATAATCACATGCAGCAAGTTCAATTTTCTTTTTGTTTTTCTCGGGAGGTAAGGTTTTTGATTTATCTGGAAATGCATTAATATATGATTCACTATACTTACGCTTAGACTCCTTTCTTAATTCAAGTAATGGCCAGTCATTTAAATGGATTGCTCCTAAATAAAAACCTCTATTTGGATCATTGTCTTCAAAGTAAACTAATACCCAAAAGTTTTTATAGGTTGGAAGATGTTGACCTTCCATATGAGTTACAGGATTTACCCAGATGCCATCTTTATTTGGCTTGATTTTAGGATTAATTGCCATTAGCTCTGGAATGTATACTTTAACACGTCCGTTGTTATAATGATCGAGTACATCGAGTACATATCCTCGATAAAACTTGTTAAAATGCGGTACATGTTGATTTGCAAGATTTGCACCCTTTGCATAAAAATCCTTATCCATATGAATCATGATTTATTACTCCGAGTAAATAATTTCTTCAAATGGATATCCAATTTGCATGCAGAATTCTTTTAAGTATTCAATATAGTTGATATTGTCAAGATAAATTTCTGCAAGATACCTACCATATTTTCCTTTTCGATCTTTGTAAGTTTTAACGTAAACCTCTTGATTTTCTAAAAGAGATTGTGCAAATTTTTTAAACTCCTTGCCGATTTCAGAGGCATGTTTTCCGTAAACTTCAGGTGTGTTTATTCCGATAATACGAACTCGCTCTTTAATCTTTACGTTAAATCCCAAATCAAATTCAATATCCATAGTATCGCCATCAACTACCTTTACAACCTTTCCTTTGTAAACATACAAGTATTCTTCGAAATTCATTTAGCTTCAGCTCCTTTAAAAAGGTTTGTTAGTTTATTTAGCATAGCGAGCTGTTTCAATTCTTGACCGATTTTCTTACCAAGTTCAATGATTTTATCTAGACGCGTATATGTAACGAAACGTTGCGCTTGAGTACGAATTTGTCCCCAGAATCTTGCAAATCCTGGTATACGATATAAAATATTTCTTACTGCTGGAATTTTTAGCATTAATGCAATAAGAGTACCCAGTAGTAGTCCAAGTTTTAACTTATGTAGAGCCCAGCCTATCAATTTTTTGAGAATTGAAAGTAGAATTGAAATTGGGTTAATATCGATAAATTCGCGAAGTGGATATAATGCTTCAGTGAGAGAGCGTTTTGGAAAAAGAGAAACTACTTTACGTTTTAATGTCAAGTAAACACGTTGAACTGCAGCAATAAATCTACCAATAATTGGAATTCTCTCTTTTATTGCATTTCCAAATGTAATAATAAGTTGATCGTATGCCTCAACAATTTCATCAATTATATTTTCATTAAAACTTCGAGTAATACGTAAAAGTGTAGATTGTTGCATTGCGATTTGTTCTTGACGTTTTGCAAGATTTACAAACTGTCTCGCAATCAAAAGCATTATACCATTTATAGGAGCATAGAGCATCATAAAAATGAAAAGCACAAATGGATTGTCTACAATTCGCTGAGTACAATAGTTGTAGAATGTAATAAGCCCTTTTACAATTAGACGTACAATGAGAGCAATTAACTTATTACTAATTGCCTTCTTTAAAATTCTATCAATAATAGATCTAACTGTTCCTGATCTTAGAATTGGTGTTTGTAATACTTTATAATTGCCAGTTGTTAATGCATCTTCCAAATGATGAATTCTGTTTGCAATTAAAATAGGAATAATGGTGAAGGATAATGATAATACTAGGATAATTAACCCAATTCCCGCAATGTAATCTTTATTTGTAAATGCTGTATCAATTACAATTCCTAGTCTCGTAATATAGAGAATTACACGTACTGCTGAAACTCGTCCCAGCGTAGTCTTCAAAGGGTTAATCAATAGATCTTTTACAAGTGAGTTAAAGTCTGGTATTTTAAACTCTGATAATCTATTTAACGATACAATTGCTTTAGAGTTTTTTCGAATCTTCCTATCCATAGATATACCCGTTTAATATACTCAATGTATGCTTTATTTAAAAGACGTTTTATAGTTCTAAAATCGGAATACAAATGGAAATAATCTCCTAAAACTAGCTTAATACAACGATATGCCAATCTTGAAGCATTAAGTTTATAGTTTCCATGTTTAAAGACCAGTAGAACTCTTAAAATTGTAACTCCCAAAATATTTGCAAGTGCTCTCCAAAAGTTTTTATTAGTCTGTAGATCAACTAGATATCCTGCATTCGCAAGCAGTTCATATAAAGATGTAATATTTTTAGAAGTGTAGCGTCTTAAGAAAATTGAAACGTCAACGCGTCCTTTAAATTTATCAAGTTTGAATTCAGTAATATCTACATCTAGCTTCAACTCGCTATTTCTAATGATCGTATCTGCAGTATATACGAGAGCTTGATTATAACCAAGCTTAAAGATTCTGTAGAAGTAGTAAAATATAGTTAATGCTAAAATTTGCTCGTAATGCTCTCTATCGCGATATTCATCACCTTGTAAACGTACTACCAATTTATATATTGCATTTGCAATTAAACCTGCTGCAAAATATAATGAGTCATACACTGTATCTGTCCAGTAGTTTTCCTTTCCGATACACCAGTAAAAAGGAGCAGTACTCCAAATGGATATTGCAAGATTACTAAATATTGATGAGGTAAATGTGGATTTTCCTTCAATAATTAACTTGAGTTTGTTTAAGTCTGAGGCATCTGTTGGAAAAACTTCATCAAATACTATAGCTAAATTATGTGCAAGATATGCATTAGGTATTAGAGTTAGTAGTTTTCCAACCTCAGGATCATCAACAAGCAAATAAATTAGGTTTACATTTTTAATATACTTTCTTTCGAGTAATTTTAATACAGTTTCGTATTCATCTTGATATTTGGAAACTGTTTCTAAATAATTTACAAATCCGTTGTAAAATTTCTCGCCTTCAAATGTTAATACTAACATTTTCCATCACCCACATATTCTAAAAAAGGTATTTTTAGAAAGAGTCTTGGCGATACTTCAGCGGGTTTAGTATCTCGCAATAATGGTTTATTATGCGCTTGTTTAAAATATGGATTTATACACATAAATGCATATTCCGAGCAAAATAATTTATCGGGATCTTCAAGATTTTTATTACGTGTAATAAATCCTAAAATTCCTAACCAGTCGTATTTTTTACCTAAATGTCTATCAAGTTCCTTAAAAATTGCTTTTTTATAATGGTAGTTTTTTACATTTAGTTTGAAGACAGAATACTTTGTATTTTTTGAATGCATTGCGCTAAATTTATCGCGATATACGTTGTTAAAGCCAGGTTTTGGATTTTTCTTTGGAAATGCTTCATAAACCACAATTTTTGAACCATCAAATAAATCATCGAAACTTTCAAGTTCTCTATCATCAATCACAAAGATATGAGTATATGGATAACCCCATTGATATAAACGAATCAGTTTTGAAACAAAAGAAATTCCAATCGATGCCCCTACATAAACATAATTTTCTTCAAGCATATTAAGTTACCTCGCACTATGCGTTAGAATCTGTAGTAGTACTATTTGAATCTATAGTACTAGAATTTGAATCCGTAGTTACGTCATTAGAATCGGTTGTACTAGAGTTCGAGTCAGTGGTTGTAGAATTTGAGTCCGTAGTACTTGAATTGGAATCAGTAGTTGTAGAGTTTGAATCTGTAGTTGCATTAGAATCGTAAACTGTTTCCTCAGGTGTTCCTACATATACTTCCTTATACAGAATATTTGTTGGAACACCTAAATCACTATATGTAACGCCGCTACATAAATCTAAAAGGAAATATGTATTGACAATAACATCGCCATTTGAATCTAGTTTAGGTTCGTTTGCGTTACTATCAATTTCTACAAAGGTATACGGTTCATAGTTTTCCAAATATACTTTTGCAAAGGTATCTATGTTACATAGTTTAACTGGAATTTCAACTGGTAAGTTTACATACTTAAAGTATACTTGAGAGTCTTCATTTAGATTTACCAGATATTCATATCCACATTGAATATTTAAGTTTTCAAGATAAATTTTTGCATACGCTGCATTAATAAATGCAAATACATCAAGCGATGCTAAATTTTTGATATCCAGATTCATATTTTTAAGCGTGAGGCTACCTTCAGTACATGAAATTGTAGTGTTTAAAAATGAAATGTTAGGAATAGTTCCATCGCTCTTTAATTGCCCGATAAGTGATACATTTTTCTTTGAAACTACAATTGTTTGGTTTTCAAAAGCTATATCTGTTGCAAAATAGATTGTAATTGTGCTATAAGGTTTTGAGAGAACTTCGTTTATATCAAATGTCTCAGCATTATTACTATCAACTGTAATCTCATAGCTTCCAAAAATATTCTTAATATCGATAATTTGATATTGCAAATCCTCAATTTTTGAAAAGATTACATTTTCCGTATTTGTATGATTTAAATCAACAGTATCCAGTTTTGTATTTAGGTTGTCGATTGATGTTTGTAATTCGCTTTTTACATTTGCTAAATTAGTTAATAAATCTTGCTCAACTTTGTCGCTATAAGTTTTAGCATATTTATCTGCTAGGAAATAAGAAAGTTTTGCAATAGGACCGAAGGTATAAATAATCCCGTCGCGTAAGTAATATGCAATTGGATATTTTCCAACTTCATTTGGAGTATACGATCCATTTGAATCGAGATATAAAAATGTATTGGCGGGAAGGTTTAATAAGTTTGTATCGAAAGTTTGAAATGGACCAGTTAATTGTACAATATCTTTATCGACGTAATACCAGTTTACATTCTCGTAATTTAGAGCCTTTTGGTAATATCCTGTTAAAGGATCGTACTCCAGGGGCGTACCTAATTCATACTCGTCAGCAATAGGCAAATAGAGAATACAATTTTGTATTTTCGGAATATATGAACCTTCATTCCATTGAATTCCGTATTTATTACAAATATTAACCAAACGATTAAAATCGTCGGCAACTACAAAGTTATTGCTAGGAGCAACTTTGATTTTAACATCTGAAGTATTACTTATGAGGATTTTAAGCTCAAAGCGTTCCTCAAAATACATACTAGAGGAAGGCGGAATGTATGTAGGCTCATCGTCATAAGCAACTGCAAACAAAACTTCTTCGCCATTTTCATCTCTTACAAAAATACCAAATTCACGTAAATAAAACCCCTCAGTTACATTTGTATTATCAAATACTAATTCGCAGTGTATAACATTGTCTTCAATGTAAGGATAGGTTAAAAATTTAGCAATACCCTTTGGAGAAATTAAATCCTCAAGCAATTCAGGTACAATGTTATCAGGCCAAATACCATCACCAACTTTACCATACAAGTATTGCAAATCAAATCCTTCAACTATAGATTTTGCAATCAGCTCGCGCCCTTTATTGGTTAGGATTAGAGTTCCAAAATTTGCCATTTATTTAGTCCTTTTTAATTACTGGTTTTTGAAAGATTTTGCTTAGAATTAATAATAACAGTGGCATATTTTCTGGATTTTCAACATTGGTAAGGTAAATTGTAGTATCAGTTTCCTCAAGTGTAAAGTTACCATATTTAGCCCTTAGGTAATTTAGAATTTCATTTAGTACATCATCTTCATTCCATAACAGTGAAAATTGTAGTACATCGGAGTGAGCTCCAATGTAAAACTCTTTATTTAACGCTGGGATTACGTAAACTCGAATCCGCTTATATTTCTGACGAATTATCATGTATAATTCAAGTAGAAATGCAGGTAAACTTTCGCTTGTTTTTAGAAAGCGTAAATGCAAACAATCACCAACAAATTCATATTGCGCCAATTTTAAATCTGGATACTTTTGTAAAAGGTAGTTTATTAAGATATCGTATTTATTTTCTGGAATATCCTCAAGCAGATAATTGGTTTCGCTTTTATAGGAGTAATCCGTGATGATAGTATATAGCTGACTCATAAGTTGAGTTTGAGTACGGATTACTATATTCTCTAGCGGATACTTTGTCACATTGTATTTTTTAATTGCATTCAATAGCAGTTGCAGTAAAATTGATGATGTTAAAGGAACCGTTGAAATAATTTCAATTTTTGAACGATTAGTATTCCATTGGGCATACGCTGGAATATTATTTTGCTTAAAGTATACGTTGAAAATTTGCACAGGATCGTTCGAAATTAATCCTGCAACTTCTTCGTAATTCAAATCATATAGTATAAGCTCTTTATTTAGGAGTTTAGTAAAAAGTGAACTCCTTGAGCTAGTTTGTTTAGTAAACCAGGTATCCTGTGGATCAAATGTTAATTGAGTATAATATACGTCGTCGAAAAATTGATCGTATAAAATGGTAATTTCTGAAATTAGAGTTTCATCAGGTAAATAGATTTCTTTTTCATTGAGTGCATCAAGATAAAAACGTGAGAAACCTGAGATTGTTGCGATAATATAGTCTACATCAGTACTTGAATAAAAAAGTGATGCTATTATATCCAGAGAGTAGTTTTTCTCGAGTAAACTGGCGGTACTAGTTTCTTTAAGTGCATAATATACATGACTTGTCAAAAATAGATTTCGTAGATCGTAGAATTTATAGTTTGGAGTTTCATAGAGTCTACTTTTGACGTAAAATCTATTATAAACCATCTTCGCTATCCTTTAGATTCCAGGATTTTTGATAGATATCTGCATCTAAAGTAACAGACATATACTTTTCATATTTTTCAATAAGCGATTCTGTTACGTAATAATTGTCAATTAGATATTTTGGATTTCCGTAAATGTACTCGCGAGGAATTTCCAAATAACCATTATGGAATTTTTTATGCAAAGTGCCCGCAATCGGTACAAAACCTACATTTAACTGAAAATGCAATTGAATAACTTCCATAGCGATTGTAAATGTACAAAATGGTTTACCTTGTTTTAAATAAGTATCTACAACAATTTTGCAAATGTCATATAATGTAAAGGGATGATGATGGATTTCGATATCATCAGTTTCTTCAAGAGTTTCTCCAGTAAATACACACTTTGTCATACCCAAATTTTCACGTAAAAATTTAAGCCACATTTTGTATTCAAGTGATGCACGAACAACGCGTTCTACATTCTTTATAAATTTGGTATAATGTTTTTCATCGGCAAATTCCGTAATAAATAAAGGTAGATAAATGTCAGTATGAACATTTTTGATTTCGAGTTTTTCTGTATCCGAGGCAATTGGTAATTTGATTTTTTCGAGAGTTGCAGTACTCATAACTTTTTGCCTCTACTTTTTTATGCTTCAGGATTTTTCTTTTCAGCTACGATTGTCAAATGATTTGGCGCATCTTGTTTAACTGCTTTTTCTTTTTTCTCAGAAGCAAACGGATTTAATTTTTGAAGTTCTTCTTTCAATTTATTTTTAGCTTCTTCTTCCTCAACTTCAACAATTTTTACAAGTTTTAATTTTTGAAGGAATTTTACCACATGTTCGGGAAGTTCGTCAAGGTATACTCCTTGACTTGGAATAATGTAGGTTTCATGTGTTTCAGGATCAGTCCAGGATACTCTAGCATTAGTAACTGGTACTATCTTGTGTATCTTCTTCATCGCCTAAAACCTCCGCTTTTATTTTTTCTATATAGTCTTGAGTATATAGTGTTTCCATTACATGAGTTGCTTCATCTTGTATTGCATAAGAATCAATATCTCTTTTTAAATATTGAACCCCATTGTACATTCCATCAAATTTGTATCCATAGATTTGACCGTAAAAATCTTTCATACAATCAACGGATAATACAGGTTCACCTTTAACAGTTACGTTAAATGATTGAGGAGATCCACATGGATCAAGTTTTATATTCACGCCATAATCAAGCGGTGCAAGTTGAACAGCTGCCAAAATCGTTTCCTCTAGATGTCTCTTTTGTTTGGCATAGTTAATAATTGTTATCATTCAGAATACTCCGAAGGGTATGGAGTTATTATGTTTGCAAAGTAATTTTCATTTTCTGGAATAAAGTAGTAGTTATCATACATTTGAGGAGAAAATGGTACATTTGGCCATTTAAATGCAAGTTCTCGATTTATTGATGGTGGGACATGATAGGAAATATCGGGACATTTATAGGGATACTTTGGAGGATATTCTTTGGATTTCCACTTAGAGTTATATTCTTCAAGTAATTTTACAACGTCTTCAAGTATAAGATTTGCATTAGAGTGATACTCAATGTTTTCGAAAGTAAAGTGAATTAACGTGGAGTACATTTTGAATTCGCTTACTGAGAAATCATCGATAATATACAATGGTAAGTATTGTATGTAACGTCTATAAACCTTTGTATGATTAATCGGATTTTCAAAGTCCTTTGTATACAAAATTCTATCTCTGAAATGATAATATGTATCTGTATACTTGTTGTAAAAGCCTACTGTGTTATGTCCAAATAAAAACTCGTAGATAAAATCAATACGTCTTACAGATTGCCATGCTTTATCAAATCTATTTGCAAATACAATGTCAAAGGTTTCTCGAAATTTAGTATGGTATTTAGGTTGCAGATATACTTTTTTAGTTACCTCAAGAATTGGAGGGCTAGCTTGTTTAAGTAACCTAATGTATCTAGGGCGTATTTTAACATTGATGTTAAAACTTTGCGCAAGCACTTTTAAAAAGCGCATGACGTTTTTGTTAAGATGAGGGCTATAACCAATGGGACGAATGAATGTAAATAGTTTACGAGTATATACTGAGTAGCAACTATAAAATATATCTCCACCGCAATTACAAGGTATATCATGCCAACGTCCATCACGTGTCTTATAACCAGGACATGGCAATCTAAAATTAATTTCCTTCCAAGGAACCCAACGATCTCCTACATTTACTTCAAAATAGTCAGTTATATTATAACGATCAGCTCCTATATCGTAACCAATTAATACCCAGTTTTTAATATTTGTGGTTACTGGAATATGATAACCATATTTATCCTTTGAACCTGTAACTGGTAAATTATATGCCCAAACGTAGATATCTGTAAAGATACGCCATTCAAATTTCATTTTGTTAATGAAATTGCTATCGAAAACCACTCCTTTAATGTTAGGAAGCATATTTAAGACAAACTTTTCGACAAATTCGTCATTTTCTTCCTCAAATTCTAAATCGAGAAAGTTATCCAAACCATCTAAGAAAATTCTATAGGTTATAAACCCTTGGTTCCAGAATTTCACAAAAAGAATTCTAAGATGACTTGGGTTGTATTTTCCATCGTTAAGAAACTCAAATTCAAATTTCATAAATTCAGCCATTCGCATAGGACGAACGTAGCGTTCAATCCTAGGATGCACATGAACTTCAGGCTCTAAACTGCAATCAATTATTTCAAATAATAAGGCGTCATCTTTTAAAAAATGTGGATAATTGAGTTTATCATCGGTTTCAAAAGAAATTGATAATGTAGTTACGCTTTTGGGATTTTCAATTAGAGAATATGCAAGAGCATTGTTATTTGAATCGCGTAAATAAAGATATAGCTGCTTAGTATAATTACTGTCATAATGGTATTCAAATTGAACTATATATTTCTTTTCAGTTTCAAATGGAAGTACTGCACTAAATGGACTAGTATCTGCCCAGATACGATAAGAAATACCTCTTCTGTCAATTTTAAATTCATTGTTTTTGCTTTGAATATCATGGAAAGTAAAGGTAATTGAAAATTCATCTAGCTTTTGTCGTTTACTAACATCAATTTTAAAAACTGGAACCTGAACCTGGGTATTGTAATTATAGTCGACAATCTTGGAATTTGATGTAACGATATAATTTCCATTTGAGTCAGTTTTAGTATTTGAGTCGTAGATAGGAGTCCAGTTACTTGGATCCGAAATATACTTAAAACAGCATTTTCCAATATTATTTGCAAAAGTTGCATCTACATTAAGCGTATCTGGTACTAGAAAGTTATAGGTAAAGCTAGATAAGGTTTCGTATTCAATATTTACGTATTTATCCCATTTTTTGCTTTCTTCAGTATTGTAGTTGTAAGGTACGTCCCAAAATAACCTTTCACGATATACTGATTCGTATTTTATAGGATGATAGTAGCATTGATTGAATATGTAGTCGTCAGTTTTTGGAAAGACTGTGATAATTGCTTCTTCCCAGGACATTTTTGGGTTATACCAATCTTCATGACATGGATTCCAAGGATACTCAATACGATATGGGACTGTTGTATAATAACTAGGTTCTACTTTTGCATCATATTCTGGAGTTTCCCAATGTTTCCAAAGACTACCTGCACAATAAATTGCAACATCAATCAAATCTGGTAGATAATCTGTAAAGTATTCGCCGTAATTATATCCGGTGATAAATTTTTGATATGCAGGAATTTCACTTTCTTTAAAATACATCTCTAAAACAACTACCCTTTCCACTTATTTCAATTCAATATCATCGCGAATTATTAAAAGCTCTCCTGCATCTTCATAGTGTAAATCTAGATATCCATTGGAGTCTAACTCAGGTTTAAATTCAGTTGTAGTTAAACTGTCATAATAATAATGTCCAAATTTTAAAAAGTAATTAAGTGTAAAGTAGGTTTCCGGAGGAATTAATTGAGGTTTATTGTAAAATGAACGTGCAACAACCTTATACTCTCCATTGTATCTATATAAAACCTCAACACCATATATCGTAATAGGAAAAGTAATGTAATATTCAAATAACTGTTTCGTTACAATTTCCCAAAGAATTCCTTTACCAAATAATGTAGTATTCCAAAACTCTACATTATCTGGCGTAAGTAGTAAACCCATATGTGTATTTTCCTCAAGAAGTAAATACTGCAAATCCATATTCTGATTTATGAATGCATTTTTAAAGTAGTCAGTTCCTGTAATTAATTTAAATGCGAAATTGGTAAGTTCATGTTTACTTAATCCTAGAATTTCATGACGTAAGAAATACTGTCCAAAATTTGTAATACGAGATAGCTTATAGCGTCCACATTTACTTTTTGTCAATTCATCCATGTAAAATTTATCTTTGAGAGGAGTTATTATTGCAAGCAATAATTTGGTTTCATCTGAGACGTTTTTAATAATAAACTCATCCATGGTAATATTTGAATCAGGAGTCGACTTTCCAAAATAAAATTCAACGCCTGGTAAATCATGATTTATTAGGTAAAACTTATCAATAAATGCATATTTTACGTCTTTAAAGTGAACTGTAATACTATAATCCTTAGGTATAAAGTAATAATCAATAAGCATATCCCCTAATGTAAATACTTCATTATCAATAAGAATTTGCTCGGCATGTCTTAATCTGACTGAGTCAGTAGATGAAAAAATCAATGAAGACGATTTTGTATTGTAGATTAATTGCAACGGAATATTTATAGTTACGTCCAAAGAAATAGACTCTGCATTTGAATCAAAATTTGTTGGACAGTAAATACGACTATTTTCAACCGTTATAGGACTTATTTTCACATATTTGTCAGTTGGTTCAAATGTTGCAAGAGAAAATGAAAGTTGCGTAACGGATTCATTTCCTAAAATACAACGTTTGAAACGATAGGAGGCTACTGAATCAAATTCCTTTTCATCTTCATCCCACTTGTAAATGCCAAGATTTATACTAGTGCTGTCAATTAGAAATTCAAAACGGCCAACATCAATAGAAATATTGGAGTCAATGATAAACTGTAAATACTCAGTTCTATCTTTTTCAAAATAGATTGAGAACCCATTAATTCCAATATTCCAGTATACTCTCCAAGAACCGGCTTCCATTATAGTATAAAACGATTCGTAACCCCAATTTTCCACTATAAAATGTATTTTTTGATAGTCGCGAAAAACGTAGTGCAACGACCATTGATCGATAACTGGAGTTTTATTGTTGTAAATATTCAGATAACCATTCGAGTCAATAAATGTAGTAGTTGTATGAAATTCAGATTCAAAATAGCGCTGCATCATGTATCCAGTTATTGTATAAGATTCAAAATAGCCTAAATCAGTTAAATTGTAGTAGAGACATTTGGTGTTTGTATCAACCGTCCAATTTGAGTCAAAATGCACGTAGTTTGAATCGAGGACTGATATTTCATAGGTTATATTAGGACAGATATCAATAATGTTGTAGCAATAGGAAAATACTGGTTCAGAATAATCTGGTCTATCAAATGCAAGATTTCTATAATCTTGTGGTTTTAAGAAGAAAGCTCTATAAACCTTTTGTTTTTTATTTAAAGCTTGAGGATCACAAGGACCAAACTTCATTAGTAAACCTCATTTGGAATCTCATCGTAAATTGTATCGTCAGACATTATAAGTGAAAATCCATAGCAACGTACCCAATTGGTACTTGTTGCAATTTTGCAACCATAATATGCTACATTCGAGTCTACCGTCTGAATTGCATTCAATGAAATTGGATCAGTTATAGGTTCATAATTGGAATCTGTAAGATATGCTTTGAAATCAATTCCACTTTTATAAACCAAGTTTTCTTCAGTTGAAACCTTTGAAATAAACTTTACGTTTTTAATACCAGTAATTGGTTTTTCAAATCTGAAAATACAATATGCCTCTGTATTATCCGTAGGTGCAAAAATTAAAGTACGCGCTAGATTTAAATATTCGATTTTATCAAATGTAACGACGTTATTTAGATTCTTAAGTAACTCAAGGAAATAAGTTTTGTTTCCTGAAGTTAAAGTATAAGTCAGACGAGTTTCTGTAAGAAGTTGATCTTTTATTAGGAATTCGTAAGGATACTCAGGAATACGCTGGGTATACAATAGATCTGGCGGATTTTCAGTTTCATCATTACTCGGAATTTCAGTACATGCGGTTCCATATCCTATAACAACAACTTTTCCTTTAGTAGGCTGCTCAAATTCAAGCTCTAAATAACCAGGATTTAATTTTGCACGCCATGGAATAATTTCTTCATCGTTTTCATTAAATACTTTATAGACAATGTCGGAACGTAGGAGCGCATGTCTCACAATCCATTTATATGCATAGTCTGAAAAGATATGCGTCTGCAATACAACGTAATTTTCTGGGGGATTGATAAAGATTTTATCAACAGGAATTTCCATATTGGAAAAGAGTGGGACAAATACAAATACGTTTAAATTTGAGAATGTATGGTAACGCCATACATAAGGAAATGCTCCTATAATTAGCAAATTATCTTCATCATCATAAATTCCAAATCCATTTACGTAAACCTCAGGTTGTCCTCTAGGTACTACTGCTTGAATGACAAGTCCATGATTATCCTTGTCATAGTAAATCTTATTTACATATCCTTCAACAGATGGAGCAGGAATATCAGTTGCTTTAAAATCAATTTCCATAATCGGATCAGTGATATGCGCAGTAGCATTTAACTTTATTTTTGCAAATTTGATTCGATAGTCATCATCAGTTAGTGAGCGATTAACTGCTTCTAACCCATACTGAGTAAAGTATGCTCTAATCATTGGAATCTAACTCCGGTTTATAATATTCTAAAAATAAGTCTTGAACTTGAGGTTCATCAAATTCTATATTCAATGTATCTTTTGCATTTGAATCGTAAGTATAGTCAGTGCTTAATTTAAGTTTATACATTTCAAGGTTAGTATCATCAATATCTTTCCAAGGATTTAATATGCGATTACTTTGTAATGAAACTCGCAATTCTTGGGTATCTGCAGATAATTTTCTAAATTGCAATACGGTAGACATTCCAAAATCACGAGTACCAGTAAAGAATCTAGTGTGACGCGTGTAACGATAAGGATGCTGCCTTACATGAATTTCATCTAAATTAGGCATATGAAATTTATCGATTAACCATGCCTTTTGCTCCCAGTAGACTACGATATTTCTAAGATGGATGCAATACATTTTAACACGTTTACCCATAGGATATAGATAGTGTCTAGGTGAGATGGGAGCAATTAAAAAGTTTCTATAAATGTAATGTCTTGGAGTATACGGACAATTGATATACCACAATGCTTTTAAATTTCCTTTTTTATATTCCGGAAGTCCTCCACCAAGCCCACCCCTTAATGGTTGCACTGGAATATATAATCCCATATCAGGCCATATGTGATAAATTTCTTCCCAATCTAAATGCTTCCAGTTATGTAATGTAAAAGGACGTCCGTCTTTGAAAAATGTTGCATCATAATATTCATCATGCATTCCAGGTAAGAATAAAGGAGCATTCTTATACATTTTTTTACCAGGAATTAAGAGATTTTTAACTTGAGAATATCTAGGTAAACAATCGTTAACCCATGGGATATGCTTTACAATTTCTTGATATGCTTTATCAGGATCGCTTGGAAGATTCTTAGTCCAACCCCAATGTGGATAGTTTTGTTTTACGTAATCAACAATTTGATTGATTCTGTAAGTTCCCCAGAATCCTAAAAATGGAGCATATATTTCTAGATAAAGTTGCCAAAATGATTCAGTACAGTATGTACCTTCCCATGCTCTTTTAATCGGATCTAGGTTTTTATAATCAGCTTTTCCAAATGTAAATGCTCTATTAATATTCCAAAAGTATGACTTTAAATCACATAAACGTTTGTGAATTTCAATATATGGAAATTCAAAAGTCAAAAGTTTTCCAGCAAAAAGCTCTATATAAATTCTCTTGAATTGGAAAATTCTATCATAGCGTGTATTGTAATATCTTGTAGATGTACTAGGAAATGGAATAATTGAACCTAATGCAGGATAAGACGGTCCTGGTAAGTCTATAAAATATGTAACATGACGATTTTTGATATCAGGAAAATCCCATAAAAATACATAACGTGTATTTTTATAATCGGTTCTACTGTACCAGAAATCCCAAGAAAATAGAAAGCGTTTATGTAGGTATTGAGTTTTTGGTGTTATAAATACTTGTTGAAATAGAGCATGTTTATCAGGTATTTCACTATATTCAAAAACCTTTCTATCAAGTTTTAAATCTTCATATTCTGAAGTGTAAACTGTAGTTCCAGCATCAAATACTCCATATTCACAAGTAAATTCATTACTTAGCGGAGCTACAAAATAAAATGAAATCTCAGATTCCATATCAAATTCAACTTCTTTACCTGTCTTAAAAACAATTGGAATTTGTAGAATTATTGGATGAATGTAGAGAATACTATGCTGGTAAAAAAGATCATGTGTAAATAGATAGCGTCTATGATAGTAGTCCAAATGTTTTAAATAGAGAAAATCGAAGGTAAATATTGCATTTGCAACATAGAGATCTTCTTTTCTTCGAGGTGCCAATGGAGAGGCATGTCTAAATTTTGCTTTGTGGAATTCATCGATAATCTCACCAATTTCTAGGAGAGTAGTTGTTTTCTTTTTAGTATTGTATGCAATATATGTACTGTCTCTAAAATAATACCAGGAATCAGTAATGCTAGTAATATACCAACGTGTAAAGTTATCATCAGAATTGTAAAATAGTCTTTCTTTAAGACGCGGAGCGTAAACTGCATGCTCGGGAATTTCATTGGAAAACCAAACTTTAGTATAATTTACAAGTGTTGTTGGTTGAATATCAATTTCATCAAGTGGAGTTAAAAAGTCCCATAAACGAGCAAGAAAATATCCATCAAGGATTATATTACTTTGACAGTTATCGCATTGAAAAGTTAATTGGCCAGATACTAATTCAGTTCCCTTTGGAACGTGATCTCTTACTCCATATGTTAAACCAGAACGACAACGAATATCAACAAATGCTTCCAACTCTGATTCTGCTTCAAAACGATCACGTTCAATTTTAGAGATTACTAATGCCTTATAGTTTCTAACAATCCAGTCAAATAAATCTGAGATATCTAAAATCATGTAGGAGTTTTGTCCAGGTTCGAGACATCTTTTAAAACAAGGGCGATCTAAATCAATGTAAATATAGGGAATACATACAAATTGATACTCAACGGAAAGTTCAAATAATTCTTGCAATACTTTTTTAAAGAGATTCATATCGACAAATGCACAAATTAGACGAGGTTGGATAACTCCATTATACACCCTTGAAAAGAGTCTATGAAAGTTAGGAAGCGAAGGACTCATGTATAAATGCGGAAAAGTAAAACGCCGATCGTATCGTCTGTTACAAAGTGAAATAAGTTTTCCTATCTTGAGCGGAGGATATGTTTTGGAATTTATAGGAACTAAACGCTGCGCTTTAAGCTTAAAAAAATGAGTAATCTGCTTATTAGGAATACCATGAAATCTAGTTAACGGGTAAATTTTTCCCCGTATATATTTTTCAACTTTTGGTAAAGGATGATATTTTTTAATACGTGGTAAATCTGGAGTATACGGATAACCATGTTGGAAGTAAGTTGTATCACCATGCATTGCCTACACTATAACTCCTTTTAACATAGAGTTTTTCTATGTTAATGTTTGGGAAAATTGCGAGTCAAAAAGCCACCCTGGGAATATCCCCAGGGTGGCTTGAATTACGCGTTAGATTCTCTAACTGCACTCATTCCAAGTCCATAAACATAGAAGCATCTATAAAGATATGTATTATCACAAATCATTGTAGTTTCAGAGTTGATATCATTTGCTCCTACTGCATATAGATATGGTAATTTTCCGTAGAATCCTCTGTTATCTCCATCTAGTTTATAGAGGTAATATTCAAAGAGATATCTATCGTAGTTAAGCATATCTAAAGCGGATGCATCAGCAAGAGTTCTCACTGCTTTGAATACATCTACTCTAACGCCTGAACCCTGATTTGTACCATAGTCTTTAGCATTAAGTCCTAAAGCTCTACCTGAGATTCTAGGGAAAACCATTGCAGATGCCCAAATAATTGCTCCTTGTTTGTAGTAGGAGTCTTGGAAAATGAAATAAGGTTTAGCCATTTCTCCAATTATAATTGGATTTGCAATGTTTCCATTTTCATCGTAAAGGGTTTGATGATGCTCTACAACAGATGCAAGAGTAATAGTAGAAGCTGTTTCATCTATAGCTACAACTAAACTCTTTTCCCAGGTATTGAAACCAGATATTGTTACATATCTGTTTACTTCAAAGATTGCTACGTTATTAACTTTAACAGTTACGTTAACTCCAGGTAAAATTTCATCTTGATTTACCCAAGTTACCGCTGGTGAATAAGATGGAATGAATTTACCAATGGTAATAAGTTTTGGAATTAAATACTCTGGAACCGCTGAAGATCCTGTACCTCTGTAGAAAATATGAAGATAGTCTGCATTCCCGTATATCCAGAAGTATCCTGGAAAAACGGATAAGTCAAACTTCTTGATTCCATAGAAAGGTAAGTTTGTTAACCCATATGTTGAAGGAGTATTGTTTGTGAAATCATAAAATTGCATTCCTTTCATATAAACAGAATCTTCACCACCGTTATACTCAATCATGTAGTACATATCATCGAGGCCACCTTCGCCTCGAGAATGTAAAACTGCATGTGAATCATCAATTATAGTAATATCCCACTCTTTTGAAAATACATTTGCAATTGCGGCTACAATTTTATCATACAAATCTCTAGCAGAAACAAATGTTCCACCATATGCAATTAAATTCATTCCCTGCGAATCCTCCTTTAAATTTTACCAAAGGCATTTTTATTTTATTATGGATTCAATTTTTTTCATAACATCGCAGATTTGACCTGAAATCTCTTTCTCTACTTTAAATAAATTTGGATCGCCATAAATTGGCTTACCTTCAATTGCCTGTTTTACATTAGGTTTATTTTCTTTGGATGCGTTTTTAGTTTCGGATTTATCAGAAGTTGCTTTTTCGTAAGCTGCATCTGTTTCGTTTATAAGCTGATGCTTTAATGCTTCGAGTATACCAATTAATGTATAGCGATCAACATTTGTTAGTATTTCAACATCGTTTCCATTAATTTTGATTTCTAATACTATATTTGGCGCTTCAACTTCCATGCATGCTACCTCCTTACGTTTCTAGTATAGTACAATTACACGAAGTTCAACTGCTTCTGTTTCATCTTCGGCAACTGCATAAATATCAGCTGCAGTATTTAAATAAAGTACTTCACCGGGTAGAAGAGGAAATCCAGTTTCAGGTGTTACATTTGGGCCACCAAGAAATGCAATCTTATTTTCATTCATATTTCTTATTACGTATGACTTTCGCGGATTTTCTGTAAGAATTTGAGGTTCAGTTTTGGCATAAATTACAAGGTTTTGCATACGCTTTGGAAATAAGTTCTCCATTAAATTTGCAATAGTAACCATTTTTATACAACCTCAAAAAGAATTATGGAATTTCGACTGGTAAGTATCGTGTATCGATTACCTTATATCTTTTACCGCTATAAATTCGTAATTCGGCTTTAGCAGTATAAGTCGTTCCTGCTTTTGGATATGCGTACCCTATATCTTTGAACTCGAAAGCATTTTCCTTTAAAGAAAATTCAGTGTAGTTATCAGGATCATTTTCATCTTTACTTGTATCAAATACTATTTTAACACGCATATCAAACCAATCAACTGGAATTGGAGTATAACCTGAGATATTAAACTTAACCAACGTATCGTAAATCCAACAGTAATCAAATCCTAGAATTTTTCCATAACCTATTGGTGAATCCTTTGGATGTATAACTTCTAAGCCTATGCTATAGCGTGTACATGCGCTATTGTCACATGCTTCAAAAGTAAGTGGAATTGTTTTAGTATTTGAATCAAAATACTGCAGATTTGCTGTTGGAAGTACAACTCCAACGTTATATTCTTCAAGGTCGTCAGATGTGTATAAAAGTAGATTATCTTCTGCAAATAATGATACTCTTACAGGAAGTCCATTTGGATTTGATACTCTATATGAAATCTTAAATGGAAATTCGGGAAGTTGAAATTCAGCTAAATCGTCATCGAAAACAACTACATGTTTAGGTTCAATATCAAAGAATTCAATTACCGGACGTTTGTAGTGATTAATGTTATTAATTCTAAGATTGATTTGATCTGTATTAAAATACACATTTACACTTGTCAAAAGATATGGAAACTCAGTATCTACGTTCTCCTGTGGTACTCTTGGTTTGATTTCAAATTCAATAGGAATGTTTCGCGTTCTTAAAGGAACTTCGTATTTTAAGGGAATACTTTGTCCATTTAAATATACATCGAATTCTCCATTCACTGCGCCTACATCAACTATAACAGATTTTGCATTTGGTGGTGGATCAATTGTAAATTTCATCTTTCCATTGTATCTGAGCCAGATAAGTGGTCCATATAGAAAACCATTTTCCAAAATGTAATCTTGCGTATTCTTTGGAAGAATAACTTTGCATACATCGTAATCAAAATTCAAAGTATTTGCGAGTGCATTATTTACTGATACAATATTATTGTAGTAAATTAGCTGACTAAATGGATCAATACCATACGTTTCAAGAAGTGTATATACATTGTCATCTTTCCACTCGGCGTAAGGGATCATTCGGGGCATTTCCCAATCATGGTAAGTTATCTTATAACGCCCTTGCTCCTGTAATATACAACCTAAGATTAAATCTTCATGCGTTAAGGATTCCTTGTCTTTCAAGTAAAACCGAATTTCTTTTGCTTCGTAATCATATTGAATTGTAACTGCATACTTTCTAGGAGTAATCGACATATACCAGGAAATTAAAAAGTCTTTAAGATTTGGAAGTAACTCCTCGTTAATAAATTGTAATGAATATGGTTTTTCGAAAACTGGATTATCTTCACAATATCCAATGTAATTTGGAGCACCTACATTGTTAATAACAATCCAATGTTTACCACCATCAAGTGAAAGCGAAAATCCTAGATTATCTGCAGGTAAAGTTCTCGCATCTGCCTCTAGATAAATTTCCTTTATATCCTTGATTTGATAGAAGTCATCAGCAATTGTAAAGACTGCAGTATGATAATTTCGATGTCGATTATCAATTAACCTTAGTCCATAAAGATTATCGGTTACCAGATTATCAGCCAATGATATATATGCCTTATATGTTTCAGGTTTACCAGATAAAGTAAATTTTGTATCCGAAACTGAAACTACACCTGCATACAATTGATTTGAATTAGTATCAAGTGAAATTACAAATCGATCCACCTGGTTTTCATCAGTAAAGTAAAATGTATTTGTGTTACTATCGTAAGTAAAAGTTGGATCCTCAATTACATTAAGATGCTGTGTAGTTATAAGCTTTACAACGTCTTTTTCTCGATCAAGTTTAACCCAGTTACGAGTATTATATAGCGATACAAGATTATCAATATCTCTGAAGTCTAATGTAATTTCTTTTTCTTCATTGCTTGGACTTAAAATTACTTTGGTTCTTAAGTATTTTATTGATGCAAATTCGTTTTCTGGTAAATTAAATCTAACTGATAATGCTGGTTTATAATCATTTAATGCAAACTCAAGAGGAGTATTTGAGTCATATAGACTTGTTAAATCAAAGTAAATAGGATCAAAGAATTCAACAACATAACCATTGTATGCAAACGTACCATTATCAACTCTAAGATAGCCTTTTGAAGTAATATCTAAACCTAGTCCCGCAAGACAAGATTTATGATAAGGATCCATTAATGCGGATAAGAAGAATCCGAAATCAACTGGGTAATCTTTTATTCTGTATAAAACTCTAAAACCAAGTTTTAAACTCTTGCTAGCATATATCATTTAATATCGACTCCATGGATTTTCGGATTATTTGTGGAACCAAAAGGTGCAGTGTAATTCATATGGACTGCTTCAATTGGAATAATTCTATCGCGATTATAAATTACTGAGAATCCATAAAAATGCCCACTTTCAAGAGGAATTAACGTAATGTTTACCTGAGTAGGTACTTCAACATTACGGAAGAAAATGATGTCATGATTATACTGATTACCAACAATCAAAATGTATTTAAATGAACATACTGGAACTATTGCTACTTCCCTACATTTATCAATAGTTAGAGTTTTTGTAATAATCATTCCAGGTTTTAAAATTTTTGGTTCATCTTCAAAGTAAGCCTTCAGATAATCCATATCGTAATTTAAAAGTGATAGCGTACCAACGTTTGTAACAATACGTTTCGTAATAGATTTCTTGAAGACTTTATATACTTCTTCATCAAGCATGTTACCAGGTGGATATAGAATGTGCATAAGAAATCTGGGCAGATGTGGTTGATAATAATAAATTCGCCATTTGATATTTGGATACCATATTAATGTAGCCAAAATCATTTTATCAAAAGTGTCTTCTTGTAAGTCTCTATAGATATCTAGGATTGTATATGGACGAGCATATATTTTGTAAATATTTGTCATGTAGTCAAACATTGGTTTACGATATGCAACGATAGATTGCATAGTATCCAGAGGACCATTGTAAAAGCATTCAAGCAGATTTAGATTAAGATAAGGCTTGTAGTATGAATATAATGAACCGTCATCAAAATTTGTCGAAAGCTTTATTTCAAATCCTGGATTCAAATATCGAATCCATTGAAAGTAGTTGTATGAATAGGAAAGTCCAATAAATGGCGCAGGAAAGATTGAAGAATATTTGAGTCCAAGTTCTGTAATTCCAAAAAACCATTGTGGAGCCTTTAGGATATCAAATTTAATTTCCAAAATTACATTTTCATTTCCAGAGTATACATATAGTCCATCATCTTTAAACTCTACAAATTCATCGCCTTTTAGAACTTTAATCATAGACTTTAATTGATCCCACTTGTAAACAAAAGGAACTAAATCATTTCGAATTACAATTGAATCAAGCTTGACATATTGTTTTTCTGGAATTTGGCGACTATTAATTAAAATACGTAACCAAAATCTAGCATTCGTATAGATATAGAAGAAATTAACAGTTTTTTGACGAAGTTCATCACGTGTATAATATTGAACAGTAAATGAATCATTTACTTTGATAAATGCCCCATCAAAGTATAAATAACCAGGGCTAAATTCGATTTTATTATTTGCAATAAGTTTCGGAGTACAATCGAAAATTGTTAAATACTTGTATGGCATAATCAGAGTAGCAATATTTCGTACATAATAATCATCAAGATAAACTTTTAAAAATTGCGCTCTACTATATTGTTGCCAACTTTGAATTTCAGTAATATAATCAGGAACTCCCATTATGCCGCAAACACTCCTTTTTCTTTTTATTTTTAACCAAAAAATTAAAGCAAGAAAAGAGGTACGCAACAGATGCAAAAACGTATCTATACGCTGTATCTTGGAAAATACAATGGATTGATTATAGAGTTCATTTTAAATAAAGTAAGTTTGGATTATGAAATACTTGTTAAAAGTAAATTTAGCAATATGGTAAGCAACTTTGTACCATGCTTTAATGAAGAGGAATATAAAGAACTCTGCAATGCTTGGAACATTGAGACTCAAACTATAAATTCTACACATTTAAGAATTTATGGACAGTATACTGGATACAATAAGGAAAATCTCGTTGCAAATGAAGAAATCATTATGTCAACGATTCAAAGCAACAATATGAAATTCAGGAATATGCTAAGCGTTTATGTATTCTCTAAAAATAATCAGTTTCTTATAATTGCCGAAAGAGTAATGGTTCCATATAAAAGCAATGTAAAAGTGTCATATTCTGTAGCTCTAGATTGCTACATTCTTGATGATACTATCGAGTATTTAGAAACAATTGCAGATTATAAAATTAGATTTCCAAAAAATTTACTTGAGAAAGTATACGAAAAATAAAAAAAAAAGTGAGTGTGGTGTAGAAAGCAATGATAGCATTTAGCCCAAAGTTTGTACATAACTTTTTTATAAACATGTATCAGTTTATTCTCAGACAGTTTGCAGAAGTATGTCCTAGAAAACCTTACCGACTCGTTGTAACAACGTATCAAAAAGCAATCCAAATGTTACATCAAAAAAGTTTAAATCAAGATATGTATGCTCTACAATATCCTTTACTTATCTTACAGCCAAATTCTTATACATTGGATGAGCAGGTGAATAATTTATGGCGCTTTGGAAATCGTATGACTGCTTATGCCTTACGTCCTCAAAAGGGAATTTTAAAATTTGGTGACTTTGAAATTCTATACACTACATTAATGTATCGAATGACGTTTGATGTCTTCTACCTTGGAGAGTCTCATTTTGAAATTATTGACGCATTAAATGCCTTTTACCGAAAATTTACGCGATATTACAAATACTTCAACAATATTCCTGGATACATATATCTTACAGACGCAATAAAAGACATCATTGCAAAATATGATATTCCAATGGATGCATTACTTGAACATCCTCAGTTTCTATTTCGTTACGAAAATAAATACAATCAGCATTTGTATATGTATTTAATGCCATACTCGATTTTCTTTAGAATTACTGATATTACCGATGGTAGTAATTATATGGGTGAACAAGAATTACCAACGTATCGTATTCAATGCGCATGTGAGTGCATGTTTAATGTACCAAATGAAATTTACTTTAGCTACCGTCCAAAGCTTGATATTATCAGACTTGAACTTGGTGTAGAAAATCAAATTGCATACTCCGATATATACTGGTACAACTACCGTCCAAGTAAATTTGGAGTTGCTTTACTTCAAGCAACTGACTTTGACGATCCATGCATACTATCTATATCTAAAAACATTCTCAAAAACTACTCACTTAATCAACTACAAATATATTACGTTGAATATCAAACTGGAAAGGAAATTATTTTAGATAACGTTGAAAAATATATCGACGATCGCCTAATTCATTTTAAAATTAAAAATGTGGATTCTAGAAAAGGTTTTCTAGAGCTTGTTTTAGTTCATCCAGATTTCGTTCCAAAAATAAAAGAAGGTAAAGCTCAGGAATTACTCGATGGATTTGAAAACTAAAATCCTAATCTACTTATATCTGCATTACGATTACGATGCTAAAGGTATTACACTATTTGGATTATACGATTATGAAGCAAGTTTATGCGCAAAATATATTTTTAAGCAATTTAATCTCAAATCATTTGCGCAAGATATAAATGCAGATCCAAAACGTTATTCCTCATATTTAGACTACGTCATTGAGGCAAGATTATTTCCAGATAATGCAAATTGTATTAAAGTGATTAATGAGGATATTCGCGTTAGAATCCTGCAGTCTCAAGAAGATCCTGATGTTTTCCTAAATTACTTTATAACACAGTACAATAATTTGCTCAAAGGAAATACACTGCAAGATTGTGACTTTGAGTTTGATAAGGCATATTTAAGTATACAAAGTTATTTACTAATTCTCAAAAAATTTGCAGAATTGCTACAAATAAAACTGCCTGAAAATTTAAATAGACTTTGTGAAGAATTATATGCATACATTGAAAACAACTGGGATAATCTTGATGATGAAACAAAAGCAAATATCTTACCAAATGTTTGCTTTTATAAGTTTGATATTCTTCAGGATTTCTCACAGCCTATTCAAATCAATTTTATGCAAAAACCACTTTTTATCGACTTTAAATCAGAGCTTCAAACCTACTTGAAATTATACCTTGAAAATCACGTATTTGATTTAGGAATCGTCGATGATAATAAACGCACTTGTCTCGATATTTTCCCAGTTGTTAAAAAAGCAACAAATGTTTTAAATGTCAATCTTTCAAAACAAGAGTTTTACTGGAAACGTTTAAACCCAACTACAAACTATGGATACTTCAAGTTTTATTATGACTTGCAATTTGATAATCTAAAGGCAATTGATTTGTATGGCAACTATCAGTATACCTTTAATAATGAGTATGAGGTTTATAGAGCAACTGAAATAGATTTAGATGAAGAAAGTGACTATTATTTATACTCGTTTTTAAAAGTACTCCAGGAAATTGGTAAAAAGCGATTAAAGAATGCATACAATGAGTTTAAAAATAGATTCCAATTGAATCTACAGGTTTCAGATTTGGATCCAGATAATTATGATAGTCGAAACCTATTGTTTGCATTAATTCTCTTTCGTATTTTCTATGAACTTGGATACTGGCAAACGCAATATGATTACAAGTATTATGAAGAGTTAGTTACCTTTTTAAAAGATCAAATTCAAAGGTTTAATTGGGTTCCAGGTTTAGTTGAACTTGGAAAAAATACTGTAAACCTCATTCATATGATTCTCTGGCTTATATTCAATGACGATGCATATTATAAGGCTTTATACAAGTGGTATTACGGAGCAAGTGAAAATCCAAGACTTTACTCTTTTCCACTCAAGTGGTTTTTATATGATACTGATACTATGATATATTACTGGCGTGAGGCTCATACAAAATATAGAATAGTTCCAAATGATGAAGGATACTGGTATATTCTACACGTTTGGGATACAATTACGAAACTCCACTTCATTACCTATAACTGCTATCCGTATCCTTGCTCATTTGCTTTACATTTATTTAAATCAACATTTCATATTTTGTATATAATGTGTACTCAGAATATCTCCAGATATATAACTGCAATTACTAGATATGGTTGGCAATTGTGGCAATGGTATTCAGCTCCATTTTCTCCATGTATTGATCCATGGTGTATACCCTGTAGAGGCTGGGATGATCCTCCACGTTATAATGGTTCTTGTCCTAAAGTATGTCCAACTCCAAATCCAGGTTTAGCTTACAAATTTTACTACGATGTAATTCGTTTGCAATCAAATGACATTAAGTATCTTTTCAATTACACATTTGATGCATTTTTAGATAGGATAACTGATAAGTTTCCTAAATGGCTACGTAAATACTATGGAATTTACGATAATTATGTGGACTATCGAATACTTGATACATTTTACGAGCATATTAAAACTATTGGGCGCGAGAGAAAGTATCAATATCTAAAGATTCAGGATCCCAGATATCCAAACAACTTTTTCAGATTTACACTTTACAATGGATTAATGGAAGTATGGGCCCAATGCCCCTGGGAGGGGCATCTATCGCTTGTATGGAATTACTATTTCAAATGCGCGTTAGAAGTTGCAAATAATCCAACTCCAAAGGTATTTGCATACTACTTCGGAGTACTAAAAGTCTTTTACAAAGCATTTTATAGCGCATATCTTGAGTTTCTATTTAACGAGGGACAACGATATTTAGATTCAATTGATAGACTAAGATATGCTGCAGAAAATTTAGCTGAAGCAATTAAACGCCGTCCTTGGTAGCAAAATGCAATTTAAATATCGGAATAAGATGACTTGGAAGAGGTTTTTTCTCAACAAGGTATTTATATATGATTTCAAGAATATTTTCGTTGAAGTTTAGTGTAAGTGTTTTACTTAAATCTAAAAGTAATTCCTCAATTAATTCATCATATATTTGCCCTTCGTTGAATGCTTGACGAATAATATTTGCAGCTTGATAATTTGAAGTGTATCCTAAGGTATCTAAAACTGCAAACAATGCAAATTTTTGTTTGTCAGTTAGTTTCTCAAGGTTTTGAAAGAGAATATCTAGATTCGGAAGTAGTAAGTTGTATGATAGCAACGAGATGTTATAGTATCCTTGTGTAGATACATTTTTCCAAATGATGTCAAGGATTTTACTTGCTTTTTCAAAATCCAATTTTGGTAGAGTTATAATTGTAGGTAAACGAGTTATATTGTTTTCTCTGATGATAGCTAGAATATCACTTGGTTTAAAATACTCTTCAAATTGAAATTCGTAATGAAATTTATCCAAACATTTTGTATTGTAAATATTCAATGCAGCAAGCATATCCTGTTTTAATTTTGGTACATTTTGACTTTCTAAAAATGAATAAACCTCTTGCCAATCCTCAGTGTCTTTAGTCTCTTGCTTTTCCTCAGCATTCAATGTATTCAAGTTATCAGATACATCTTGATCTTCAAATGTAGGAGGAGCCTGTTGCGGCTCCTCCTTATTTGACTCGCATTCATCAATTAATTTTTGAAAGCTTAATGGTAATGCATCAAAATCTGAATCTACATTAGATTCCTGGCTACTACTATTTACTGATATTAAATTTGTAGGAATTTCGGGTTCAATTTCGGGTTCTACATCATTGGAATTCTTCGGACTTACAATTTCGTTAATTTGCGGAATTTCTGGTTCCTCGGGTTTATTTACGATATTTTGAGGAATGATAGGTTCTATATTTACTGGATTTGAAATAGCCGGAATTATCGGGTTTGTATCAACAGTTGTTTGTTTTGCTTTAGCATATAATTGAAGATTTTCAAATTTCTTATCAAAATACACTTCAAGCATTTGTAGAAGAGGAGAAATTAATGTAAATTGATTTACAAGTACTGGGTAATTTGCAATATAACTAGATATCATGCTTACAAACAAGTGGAATTGTATTAAATCTATTTCAAATTCGTAGGTATTGGTTTTATTGTTACTTAAATTACGTTGCTTTAATTTGAAAAGAATATGAGAGTTTTTATGAATGCAAGATATACTTACCTCTTGATTTTTGCGATTATTCACAATAGTTAAAGTGGCATATGAGTCACTTTGATTTATGAGTTTCTGAAGCTGAATATAAAATGCATATACTTGCTCAAGGGAAGCAGTGAGCATGAATTTATCACCATGAACACTTGTATCCAAATTTGAGTACAAGCCAAAGGATAATTTTGCAGCATAATTTGGAAGCTTAATTTTTGGTTTTATAAACCAAAGTCTAACTGCAAAATACAACTTGTACTTTGAAATAAATTGTTGGAATAAAATGGGACCCTCAATGTAAATGTACTTTCCGTTTACTGTAACCATTTATCACACCTCCTTTTTTCCTCATCTTTAAAACTATTTTCTTTTTACTTTGGATAACATGGGAATTTTTTATGGGAATTTGCTCAATATTTATTTAGACGGATCTATAATTTGAGACCTTCAACGATTTTCTTGATCATTTCGTTGACAGTGAGCATCCAACGTGCAGATCCTGGAGAACCGGATGCTGTATAAGTAAATAGTGTATTGTAAATTGGTTGGATACTCAAGATGACATCAATATTTAGAAAACGTCCTTGATGTGTAAAGATTTGTAAATCACCAGGACGTAATACTTGTATTTCTGTTACAACTCCCATAGGAATATATCCATGTCCTTTGATATTAACATTCAACACCCAAGGCCAACGATACATATAAGTTCTATCTGCCCTTGGAGCACTCATAACAAGAAGCATTGTCAATGGCGTAATTACCATATCTATTAACTCTTGTCTATTTTCAATTGATGCACTTAATCTGATTTTCATATTGTATGTCATAGAACATGTAGAGTCATGCCATACTTTTGGTACGTCAACTCTTTTACCAGAAAGCAATTGTCCTGCAAAAGAATTTGCAAATTTTTGACGCAATTCGGAAGTCATAGGAATTGCACCTAATATCTTATCTAAAGTTGAACCCATAAAGGTTGCAACTTCTCCAAAAGGACCAAACATTTCCTTTAAACTTGAGGAAAGCATCTTTTTAAATGCATCCCAATTACCACCACTTAAATATGCAAAATCTCGAGCAAGTGAACCAATTGTATTATTCACTTCTTGGAATGTAGATTCTCCATAACTATTCGTAATTACGTCCTGGGCTGAGAAATGTTGTAGTGCAAATTTAAATGGAGCATGTCCTATTTTACTAGGAGATACTCCTGCATAACTAAGTATCTGCATTACAATTGATAGGAATTTTGATGAATAGTCAACAAAGTCCCAAGCGTTAAGCATTGATGAGGATCCATTGTATTTCATTTCTCCTACAAAGATTTCAGCTACAACAAAATTATTATCCCACTTAAATGGAATTTGCTCTCCCAACACCTGTAGCTCTACAATTTCTGGAAGTCCATATATTACCTCTTGTAATGGAATTTGAGAGTAATTGGTAGATGCCTTTGTAAGAACATCAGGTTGTGCTAAGATGTTTTCAGTTGGACTTTGCGTTGCTGCATGTGCTCTTGGAATTGATGGTAAAAGCGTATTACTACCGGGTAAATCAGGAGATCCGTAGGTAGTATTCGTATCAGGAGTGTTGTAAGCACTAGTATCTGTAGCAGAACTTGAAGCACTTGGTGAACCATGCGTTGGTTCAGTCTTAGTAGGAATAATTTTTAAATCGGGACTTGGAATAGCACTTAACATTGGACCTGTTGTAGCATATTCAGAAAGCGGTTTATCGTTTAGATACACCTGTTTATTTAAAAGCGATATGTTTTCAGGCGAAGGTAAAACATTTTGGAGCATTTGAATTAGAGAATCGGGAATATTAGGATTCTGTAGGATTTGCTCGTTGAAATCTGTATTATAGCGTTGCAAATTTGATTTGTATTGTGCAAGTGTATTATCAAGCATTGAAGACAAACTGTTTATTTGGCTATCCAATTGAGATAGAATTGGAGCTATATAGGGACTTAGATTTGGATCATCGACATATTTTTCTAAAGTCTCTTTTGCATTTTTTAGCAAATCCAGTTTTGTTTGAGTAATTTTTGCATCAACAGCCAATTGTAATAGATTGTCGTATTCATTATGGAGATCAGTTCCTGGAGGATAAGGATTATATTTTGGAAAGGATATCGAGTCGAGTTCTTCAAGTGCTTTATCAACCGAGTCGATATATTGATTAAATTGGGCGAGCTTTTCATAAGTTTTAAATGTAGAATCGTATTTATTTAAAACATCATCTAATTTTGATTTAAGCTGAGATTTTTCTTGCTCGAGAGATTTAAGTTGTGACTGTAATTCATTGTAATAATCAGTGTTTGTAAGATTACGCGCTTTCAGCACTTGGAGCTGATCATTAATTGCATTAATCCTGGTATCGTAATCATCAATCATTGATTGTAAGCTTGCTGTCTCTTGTTTGAATGCACTGAGTTTTGCTTTAAGTGCATCTAGTGTAAGCTGAAGCATAACCACCTGCCTATGGATTTAAATTAACAAATGCATTTATTAGAAAGTCATAAAAAGTATTCGGAATTAGTTTTGTTTTATACATATCCTTTATTTTGTATTTTAAGGTGGAAATAAAGAATTTATCAACAATTTCGTCTATATTCAGGTAACGCGCAAAGATGTAGCTGTGATAGGGAATGTAGCTCAACAAATACCAAAATTCAAAATCAGAATCGCATAATGCATTAAGACTTTCAACATCTATAAAACTTGCAAGATAAGTTTTATCACATTTTTGATGAAGACTTGCGAAAAACTTATCGTTATACAAAATTGTTGGATCTTTTATAAAATACTTGAATGAATTTGGTAAAATTCGAATCTGCTCGGTAAGTGAAAGATTGTAGATAATTAATGCTTCTGGGATAAGGGTTGAAAGATATGTTTGATACTCTATAATTTGAATGATATCTAAAAGTGTAAGTATTTTTGGCTTCAAGTAGTATTTATTATCAATTACATCAAGATAAGTGTAATCTGGGAATAAATCTAAAATCGAAATGTTATGCATGAAAATTCCAAAAATTTTCTTCCACTTTGAAAAATCATAGACAGTTTCAAGATTTGCAAATTCTCTTGATGAGAAATACTCAAGAGAATATCCCGCTTGTCGCCATCTATAAATTACTTGATTGTCAATTTGACTTAAATACGCATCTTTATTTACAAAGATTTTTCGTAGCATAGGGTATATCTTATACTTCTCATTGTTTGTATAGTAGAAGACATTATCATTTTTCAAAAGCTCATCAATATAAAGTTGTACTAGGAAAGCTTTATTGAAAACATACTGAATTTGCGATACATCTAAGGATTGACAAACAACTGGAATCTTCCTTGCAATAGATGCATAAATTACATCGCGAATATTTACAGGTTTTGTGTAATCATCGTATATAAGAAATTGGAGAAAACTTTTGTTTTTGTACGTTGGTAAATCAAAGAAAAATGAACTTAAAGCAAGCCATGTAAAGTATAGTTTAAATTGATATCCGTAAATTGGGAAAGTTTTGTCGAGAACTGCTTCAAATAGCATGTGTATAAAATCATGATATTCATTTGGAAATTGCTTGATGAATACATCGAGAAAATAATTAATGTGATTAATTAATTGACGAGTGATATTTTCGGCAAAATTCTTGAAGTTATGAGTGAAAAAGTAATACATTGTAAATATAAAATCCAAGTATGTGATAAATTGGTATAGATGTTTTCTAAGGAAGGCAACAAGTTGGGAACGATAGTGTTTCCAGAAATTATTTTTGTTATAGATGAATGTATTGTTATATTGTGATAAGTCAAAGTAGTATGCATAGGATTTAGCTTCGTTTTCAAATTTTACCTTTTGGAAACCTGAAAGTAAATCTGATAGCTCCTTAATTACATCGAATTCATAAAACGAAATATCAATTTCGTTAATAAGCTTATCAATGCGTTCTATTGCCTTTTTATACTGTTGTAAAAACTGACGATTACCTGTTTCTAAAAATGAAATAAATGTATCAAGAGAAATAGAATTTGCAAGTAATGCTAAAAATTTATTACGATATATCGAGTAGAGATATTCTTTTATTTTCCGCGTAAAAATTTTTACATTGATTTTGTATTTTTCAAGTAGTTGTGAAACATGTGGATTCTGAAACATTTCCATCAAAGTATTATAATATGCGCTAGCGATTGCTTTTGCACCATAATCCGCTAGATTCTCAATGAATTTTGTAGTTAGTAATTCTTTGTATCGAGATATTATTCTTTGGAATAACTCGCGATTAAATGTAAAATGGCTTTGGAGATATTTGAAATGAAAATCGTTGTTTATTTTACTTGCATAAATGTTGGAGTCAATCGATAAATTCAACTTATCGGTAAGATAAATTGTAAAGCTTTCATCATACTGCAATTGAAGATAGTATTTATAATACTCCAGTGCATTGTAAAAGATATTGCTAATTGCAGGAAGTGAAGATGCATCTATATCAAAATTAAATTTCCTTTCAAACGGTAGCTGTAGATATACATTAGCAAAATCTATGAATTTTTCAACGTCAGTATCATACTGTCCATCTAGTAGCTTTTTAACTATTGATGCATAGTATGAAGTTTGTTTTGTACCTACAAAGTAGGAGACAAACTCATTATAATCAACGGAACTCAAAAATTTTGCCTGATGCTTTAAAAAATGAATCATAAAAATTTGAATGTAGTCCAAAAATGAAATTGATGTAAAGTCTGCAAATTTTGATACACATTCCCAGTAATGAGATGCAATTAAGTCAGTATCCAATTTATTACCTAATACTTCGGTTAAAAGCTCATTAAATAGCACTACGAAAAATTCTTGTAATGTAATTCTCTTAAAAAACTGATTATGTTTTGAATACACGTTATACAAGTTTCCATTGGCAAGTAAAAATTTGAAGGACGTTATGAATTTACGAAAATACTGGGCATATTGTTTGATTAAGTAGGTTGGTATACGATTTTCTAAATCATTTTTATGAATTACGTATCTGAATAAAAAGTAGCAGAAATCATCCAGATTCTCAATGTATTTTAAATTGAGTAGAAAGATCCATAGGTATATGAGAAATGGGAGAGTGAGTGAGAATTTTCTATCGTAATTATCGAGATATTGTTGGATAAATTGTTTTTGCATATCTAAGATTCGAGCATTTAAATAATCCTCAAATAAGCTTTCATTAGGATCGCCTTCAAAGAAAGATTTCTCATCAAATGGAAATAATAGGCGTTTTAAAGCTTTCTCAAATACCATATTAGCAAGAATCCTCCGTTACTCGATATATATGTTGGAGTTTAATTTCAATGTCATTTACATCTTGAATAGATATATATTCTGGCACATATTCTTTTTGATTTGCAACATCATCAAGCTTATATCTATAGACTATATCAAATGGTAAACTAATATTTACTACCTCTACAACTCCAGGATATTTCAATAGAATGCTTCTAATTTCATCGCGATATATTGATGCATCAAAACCTGATTTAGTTTTCATAAATTCAAACAGGTCGTTTTTAATAGTATCCAAGAGTGAAACTTTGAAATTACGATCAATTAAAAGCGTAACGGTAAGTTTTAAGGGTAATTCAATATTTGTACTATCGATTACCTGAGGATCATATGTAATTGGTGAGCGATAAGAGTTAAAGCGTATATTTGAAATGTAACCCCAGGTTTTTGCAAATCTAAGGATACATTGTGTTGAAAATGGTAGTTTGCTATATGCGTTAGAGTAGAGTTTATCAAACGTTGCGTAAATTGTTTCAAAGCTATTTGTTGCAGTTAGAGTATAGTAGTCTCCAATTTCTAGAATTGGTACTCCATAAATTGTATATGCCTTCTGACTAGGAATATTTTTTAAGTCAGCTGGGATTTTAAATGCTTCAATATAAATGCTAGGATCAATATTTAAAACTTTAACTAAAGCTACTTCTTTGTATTCTTTTAGCTCAATTTTTGGATATTGCACTCTTAATCTACCGGCATAAAAACTTTCAACGTTTCCTTTATATACATTACCAATAATTGTAACGGTAGTTCCTTGCCCTTCAACAACAGGGATCATTTTGTTGGTTTTTCTATCAAACAAATAAGTATTCTCAGCCTGATATAGATAATACTCTTTAGATTCCTCAAGGGAATAATTTGAGTCAAGTACAATATATTGCTTTTGTGCATACTCATAATTGGTTGTAATTAGATAATGCGTATAGTTATCTGGATCAAATTTCATGTCAGAGTATACTGAAATTTCCTCAGGTTCATTGTTTGTGAAAAATAAAAAGCATTTATCTGGTTTAATTGTTGGATCGGTACTGTAAATATTATATTGCAACTGTAGATAGGATACTGTATATTCATCGACATAGCTCCAAATATATGGGAATTCGTAGATATATTGGATATTATCAATGTATGCGGATACAAGTTGTTCTCCCTTATAGAAAATCAAGCATTGCCATTTATATCTTACTTTTTCCTTTAAAAGATTTGATGGAATTGTAAAGTTTATGTAGATAAAACCATTTGGATCAAAAGATATATTGTAGTCAGAATTATCCAATTGCGTAATTAACTCACCCGTGTCTTGATTATAGAGTGCTAAATGAATTTCAAGATCATCTTGATAATTTTCCTCGCTTAAATCTAATGAGAAAAATTGTAAAGTTAATTGATGTTGATAGTATCCCTGATTATATTGGATTGCCAGAGTTGAAGGTTGGATTAATGAAACTCCATCCGTTTCAGAAGGTTTGGAAATTAGAAAATGCCATGGTAATGAAATACCATGTAAATATCGATAATACTTGAAGATTTTAAGCTTACTATCGTAACGTAATGCAAACGGTATTACTCCAGATTCGTTAAATTGAATGTAGTTAGGAGTATCTGTAAAGAGCGAGGAGTCTATAAATGAAGCTCTATTATATTTTTTGTCAAATGTATATACAATTGATCCCTGAGGAATTTCTGTTTGTAGTACATTTTTTAGTGTAATTGTATTAGTTTTAAGCGGTTTGAAATTGTAGTATAAAACTGGATATAAAGTGGTTTGCAAAGTTAACGCGTAATTCCAAGTTGCAGTTACATCATCGTAATTAAGAATTTTTGCAATATTTTCAAAGTCATTTACTGAGATAATTCTGTCTTTGGAGTAAAAATATAATAATGCATTTCGTTTAACTGAAAAGACATCTTCCTCGTCTTTTCCATTTGTAAATGCATAGTTTTTACAAAAAGTATCGTGAATTTCGCCGGTAAGTAAGTTTGTACATGTAGTTGCAAGTTGTAGAGAATTTTCGGGACAGTTACCTTTAGATCCTCGAGTATAATAAACATGGATTTCAACAGTGTCCCCAGGTTTAACTCTTTTGCCAAATACTCCGTTTGAGAATACAAAGAGACATGTTGTATCAAGTTCTTCTACTACATAACAGTACTCATTTGGATTTGCATATGTAATATCCTCAACCTCATTTATAAGTTGGCCGTTTACATATACTTTATACTGAGTTACATAATAATCAGGTTTCCTTAATACGAGACGGTAAAAGTCTCCTTCCGCATAATCGGTTACAGTAAATTCATGTTTATCAAATTCTTCTTGAACTACTTCAATATTTGCTACAATATATGTATTTCCATCAATATGCTGAAATTGTCCAGTACCTAAAAACCAGTTTTCATTTTCATCAATATAGTAAACAACGAGACTTTTATCACCTGCATAATACTTTATAACGTAGGTGTATTTTGGATAGTAAACAGTATTTCCATATGTAAAATAATGCTCACTTGGAGAAATAACGGTTTCGAAATCTTGACTAGGATCAATGTTTATGTAAAACGATACAGTTCCCGATGCAGGAACAGCTCTTTTACGTTTATATCCAAGTAGTCGTGCATTTCTAAGAATATTATCAGGAATTGTTGCAGTTAGAAGATTTGTTTCATTAAAAAGGTATGCCAAGTAAAATAAAACGTTTTGATCAGCAAGTGCAATGATATGCGCGAGAATTGAGATAAATGAAGAAGGACTTCTATCAATCTTTTGGCCAATAGCTTTCTCAAAGTTATCCAGAATGTTTTCTTTTATCTGCTCAATATATGGTGTAAAATTCATCTAGTATACCCCATTGAAAAAGTTTTTATACTAAAAAAGTAGTTCAGCGAGTAAAAATAGGTAGGCCTGGAAGCTTCCAGGCCTACACAATGTATCAAAATTAAGATGCAGTTGTTCCTCCACCAACCTTGTCCCCTTGATCGGATTCAATTGCAAGCATTTGATCGTATCTTGCTTTAAGATAGTTGTTTGTACAATGGGTTACTGTTTTTGGGTAGAAGAAGAATCTATCATAAGATAAGGTTAAAGAAAGCATTACTTTGTCATTTGTTGCAATATCGTTAGAAATATTGATTGGTAAGTTTGTTGGCCAGATTCCTAAAAATTCAATTGCAAAGATGATTCTGTCAATATTTGGATCTGTTAAAAACCACCAACATTGTCCTTTATATAAGTCTTGAGCATAAGGAGAGGAAGTAGAAGCTGGTTGATTTAAACCTTTAACTCTTGCAGCTCCAGATCTCATGGATCTTAATTGGAAGAACCACTGTCTAATAACAGACATTACTCTACCGTTGAAAGTTTCCCAGAACTCAACGGTAAATGTTTTATCTACTTCAAGTCTTCCAGGAACAGAGTTCCAAGTTCCACCTAATCCATCAATAGTAACTTGAGTAATTGTTGGTTGTGGAATATCGATTTTTGTGTTAAATACGTTGAAGATGTTATCTGCAATATCTTTTGTAATTTTACCGTGAGAATCGTCTTGGTTGTCAGTAAAGATAGTTTTTGGTAGGTTCCAGGTTATGAAGAAATAACCGGAAACAAGAGGTTCATCTTCATATTGCAATCCGTCTCTTACTAAAATCCTGTTAAAAATGTTGTTTAAGGAATTAAAATTACTAACTCCTAAAGCAGTTGTATCACCGTAAAGTTTCATGACTCAAAATTCCTCCCTTTTCAGGATCCAGAGTTACTGTTCTTTTTTATAGATATCCATGACATATAAAGTAGAAAGTAGATTTTGACATCTGTTTTCTAATTCTTCATCTGAAAAGATAAAATCAACTGATAATTGTTGTGTAAATGTATATAGCTCAACGTTTCCAGTATCTATTGTAAAAATATCTAAAGGTACGTTTACAGGCCATACTCCTATTAAAGCAATTGCAAAAGTAACTGTATGTACCTGTGGATCAGTTGTGAATAAAACCATATTCGCTTTATATTTTGCTTTGTATCCGGAACCATAACTTTCAACTAATCCTGGAGTTGCATTTGAGTATATATCATAGCTAATAGGCCTTATTGCTTGATGCCATGCTCTAAAAAATTTTGTAAGTGACATGTATTGTGAATCAATGAAGCGAATTGTAATGTTAGTAGTTTGCTGAATTTTACCAGGCGTTTTGATTTGCAGAAATCCATCCCATGTTGTAATATCTAAAGTCCAATCACCTAACGTTACCGAGCGTATTAACGTTGCAACAGCATTTTGTTGATCTTGTACATTCACCAAATCATAGTTAGATAGAAAAGTTTGAGAAATAGGAGGTAGATGTTCAATCCATGCAAAAAAGTATCCGGCTACTGCAGGTTCAAATTGATATTGCGGTTCATAGTTTCCATTGACATTATACCAATCAACACCACCTTGTCTAGTTAAGACATTTTTAAATACATTCGGCATTGAGGCACCTATTACACGTAGTAATAAAAGCTCCCAGGGGTTAACCCCTGGGAGCTAAATTCACAATATTCAATTTTTTGGATTACTTGATAATGAAGTCGAGAAGAATTTTTTCCAATGGTCTTACAGGTACAAGTAAAATTGTAGCATGAGCCATCTTTTGTTTCTTTTCGTATTCTGTAGCTCCAACAGTTACGTTGAATAGCTCTAAACCGCGTCTTGCTTGAATTTCTGCAAGGAATGATCTAATTCCAGCTTCAATTTGTTGCCATGTAATTGGATCGTTTTGTTCAAAAATGAAGTATTCACAGAATTTTCTTAAGGATTTTGCAATATATAATACAAGTCTTGCAATGTTTACGTTTTGTAATGCAGATGGTTTTCTTTGAGAGGTTAAGTTACCCCAAACTACATAAGTTCCCATTCTTTTTGTAAGTGGGTTGATTTGATTGAGGTACCATCTATCTAAGTCTGCATTTTTAACTACGTATTGTAATTCGAGACATTGGAATGTACCTCTGTTAAATCCTGCAGGAGCAAACCATAATTCACCCATCTTATCACTTCTTGGAATTACGTAAGCCATATGATAAGATGGAGCTACCCATAATTCTTTTCCTTCATGTTCACTATAGATTTTGGAATATGGTGCATAAATTGCTGCTTGCCAGTGGTTGAAGGATGCCATTTCATTATTTCTGATAGTTACTGCTTCATCAGGATCTTTAGATCTAGGTAAGTCAATTACTGCAAAACAGTCTCCTCTTGTTAAAACGTAGTCGAGTATTTTAAGTTTGATGTTAAGAGGATACCCTGCGTCAAAGATTAAGGAAATGTCGTTATCGTAAATATCTACAACTCTATCATCAAAATATCCAGAAAGTGCGTAGTTCATTGCATTTGCAAATACAACTTGATCAAGTCTACCTTTTTCGTCGTATAATGCTCCAAATGAACCGTTTCTAAGTTCAATAAGTACTCTCTCGTTAGGGAATGGAGATCCTGGATTGTATTCATAAAATGGCTCTAATACTCTATCAATAATTCTCTTGTTTGGATCCTTAGGATCTGGAGTTTCAACAGCCCATTTTAAATTATCAGCGTTTACTTGAATTCTTACGTATTTAGAGTATTTATTAAGTACATAACCGATGTAGATGGATTCTCCAGAGTAGTCTGTATCTTTTGGATCGAAGGATACTACAAATGGACCTTCAATTGGAGAAAGTGTATTTGTTGTATCATCATATCTAAATACAGTAACTTTGTAATAACCTGGATTTGTTACATCTGGTATAATTCCAATTCTAAGTGAGTTATACCAAGGTCCTCTTCCAACCCCGTAAATTACAAATAGTGGTTTGAAAGAGTCTGCAGCTGGATTAAAGTTATACCAGTAAGAAGATGGATCTGTATAACCAGGGAAATATTTATCAGTAAATCCGTTGCTTGGATCTAAGATTGCGTCGATTTTGAGTTCTTCCCAGTTGGTTTCAGTTAAAAGTGCAGGAATTGTTGTATCAGTTTTTACAATAAGTGGGTTGTATTCTAAGTCGATATCGTCAGTTCTAATTGTAGTTGCAGAAATGGATTTTGTAACATATCCAAATTGTTCATCTAAGTCGAGTGTTGCATCTGGATCTTCTGGTACTCCATAAAGTGGATCAAAGTATCTTACAAATGGAGCAACTCTGTCAAGATTTCCATTTGAGTCAGTTTGATATACTACACCTAAAGTCATATGAGCAAAAGTAGGTGCTGGAAGAACTTCACCGCTCACTACAGGGTGAGCATAGTCTTCAGGAATATTTTCTTGAACTGGTAATACTCTCATTACGTAAAGCCAGGTAGATGCCTTCTTATAGTTGATAGCGTTATATAGTCCTTGTCCGTATTTATGGAGGTTTGGTTCTCCAAAGTATACAGGTAAATCAATGCTTGATGCAAATAACATTACGTTATCTTCACCACGTTCACTTAAAAATGGAATAAACCCTATTGTACCTGGAATCTCTTGTAAATATGTTGATAAATCTGTAATTCGTACGTAAACACCTGGGGATATCATATCCATATTATATGCGCCTCCACTTCTACGTATTCAAACTAAAATTCTAATTGTATGTCAAATTAGAATCTTACACGCCATGTTAATTCAATTGCAATTGAATCATTCTTTGGAATTGGCTCAGGCTCAATAAGTCTAGAGAATAATACAATTGGATATCCAGTAATGTCATCGGGATAAGCCATAAATAATCCCCATTCACCAATTGACGTTGCAATTGTTGGATCGTAAGAAATATCGTCAGTTTCTACTTTTATTTGGAATTCAGTTATAACTGGTCCTAAAGTATCATCTGTTACAATTTGATAAGTTCCAATGCGTTTGTAGATATATCCTAAATCGGGCATTTCGGGATCTTTGTAGTAAATTGAAGTATCAATTGAAGTATCGTCAGATGCTTTAAATGGTAATGGAGAAATTAATTTTGTTAAAGTATATGCAGATGCGGTAGTAACTGTACTTTCGCTACTTGATGTTTCTGTACTTGTAGTATTTGTTGTAGTGGAACTCGCATTTGAATCAGTTGTAGTATCGCTTGAAGTAGATGAACTTGATGAATCTGATGAAGATAATAATACTTGCGAAGAATTATCAGTACCTGCTCCAAATAAAATGATTCTGTAGTTGTCTGCTTTTTCCCAAACAGTTGGAGGTACTAGAGAATTTGCAGGTTGAGTTAATGGCCCAGGGGTAAACTTCACTAATGCTAATTCATTTGCTACTTGTACAATTAAGTTCTTTTCATGTCTTACATCTAAGAGTTTTCCGTTTTCATATATTTTTCTAATAACTTCGCCTTTAAAATACATAGCATTCCTCCTAATAACTGTTAGATTCTGGTTCGTGTATAAGTTACTTCCTTTAAAAGAGTTCCATTTGAATCAAAAGTTTTAATACTATAGTCAACGCTCATATCTTTAAACAATCCAAACTCTTCAAATAAAATCCAGTCGCTATACTCTCCCAAAATAATATCTTCGTAAATTGTATTAAACGATTGACACTTTGTATTATCAATTGCACTAGAATCTGGCTTTACACCATCTAGAGTCCAGTTGTATACAAATTTAGATTGATCGTAATAAATTACCCCGGTGTAAGGAAGATAACAAATGATGCGATCTAAATATGCGTAAAAAGTATTGTTGTATTTCTCAATTAGTTTTTCGCAATGTTCTTGAAGGGGAAGTCTTTCAAATGGGTAAATTAAAATAGTTAAAGCTCTTTGTAAATCCGTAATGTTCAAAGTTTCAAATACCGACTCAAATTGCAAATATATAGACTCGTCGGAATAAAAAGTTACATAATATGGAAAAATCTTACGATAAATTTGCAAGAAACTAGCAATTGACTCTTTAAAATTATAGTAGTTCGTAAGAAGACATTTTTCGTATTTAAGTTGAATTAAATAGTAGTTTATCGCGTCAATTAATGTGGCAATGAATTTAAAACACTCACTTTCTGGAAACTGTTTTACTACATATGTGTAATATGCTATGTTTACGGTAATGAGATACAAGTCGTAATTGATTTCTTTTAACAACTCAAAGTTGGTAAAAACTTCAAATTCTTCTTTATGAGTTTTGGTTAAATCAACAGTATAATAACTAACAAACTCATTAAACTTTTCCGTTAGATTTTCTTCAAATCCTAATTGTGTAGTATACCTATCGTAAAATGTAGTTGCGGCGAAATACGCCGCATGCTCTAAAATCTTAAAACCTTTACATTCTTCATAAAACTTGCTTGCAAATTTTTCAAGTAATGGATCAAGCTCTACATGTTCTTGCAAATAAGTACGAAAATCTAAATATTCGAAAATACGTTGTTTTACATATTCAACGCATAATTGAACTACTTTATCTCTAATCTCTGGAGTTGTAAAGTAGCCAGCATATGTATATTTAATGTACTCCGAAATTAAATACTCATTGTCTTCAGTTAGTAGTAAAAATTGCTGAAAATCGACATTTACGCCTATCAAATGTAAAATAAACTGACGAGCCAAATAAATTTCTAAAAACGAGTAGAGTTCGTTTGTTTCTGTAAAAGGCTGTAAAGTTTTCTCTAGTATACCGTGGCGTTTATAGTTGTAGTATGCAACATATGCCAATGTATTGAGAAAAAATAACTCCGTACGGATTTCTTTTACATACTCAATTTTCCCGATAAAGTATAAGGATGTAAATGTAGGTACTGTTAGTTGCTCGATAACCTTAGGATCCAAGCGAAGTCTTTTTAAAACGGTGTTTGTATCAAGTAGCAAACCAGTATCTTTTGTTACAAACGTTATTGGATCTTTGTTAACTAAAACAACTTGATCACATATCAATTGATAGACTTTTAAAATTGACAGGATATTTTCTATAAGCTCATTAATTGCAAGCCTTGAAAATAGATGTCTAATTTGATAAACCATTCGTTGTTGTAAGATATCAACTGCTTCAACATCAAAAAGGTAATCAATGTATAAAAATGACATAGTTTTGAGAAAGTTTTTACCTGTTAAATAGGAAGGCTCAAAATAGGATGTCGCATAATTTATAATACCAACACTTCGTTTTGCAAGAAATTCTGCTAAAACATTTGCAAACTTAAAGGATTTGTAGTATTCAGGATATTGTGATAGGATAAAATCAAGAGTTAACGAGGAATCAGCATTATTAACGTAATCGATATACTGTTTGATAAAAGTATCAGTAGTTAATGCCATCTACTACCTTGGATTTTTTAATAGCGTATCTAAATATTGAAATGCATAATATGTACATGCAAGTAAGTAGAATTTATCATTGCTTGTCAATGATGGTATTTGTCCATCTTTAGTTGCCTGTATTTTACGATCTTCCAAGTACTGCTTAAAGGTTAAAGCATTTGGATCATCACTTGGTAATCCCCTAAGAATCAAGATACATGGATTTAATGAGTCATAGCTTAAAAGTTGGAAATTATTGTACATGTATTTTGCAAGTAATATATTCCAGATTACTTTGTATTGCTCATATAAATATGCAAGTACATTGTTAACGCATTCATCAACCTGCATATCTAAAGCCTTTAGACATGTGTCGAGAAAATTTAAAAATGCCGTATATCGTTTGAACTTGGACTCTTCAAAAAAGTACCAAACGTCATAGTTTAAAATGTACTTTTTATCTACACGTTCAAAAATTTTAGATATTTCGTATTTATCAACCTGTAGAGTTAGACGGTAGAAACGTAATGGAGCTTTTTCAAAGAAATTTGAAATTTGAATATTTACTACTTTAAACAAGCGATTATGATTAACGCTTGTGAAAGCAATCTTATCAGCATTTGTAGGCTCAATACCAAAATGAGATGGAAAAACTATGTTAATTTCATCTTGACGGAAAATTACTCCAGTTTCATTTGCTTCTTGAGTTTTTGTGTATCCAGAATCAATCATATATACTGGTAAGTCTACAAATTGTAAATAGCGCAAGCTTGAGTAGGAGTCGAGTTCATGAGAATATAGTGAAGTTTGAGTTGTTAGGTTAGGTTGCATTTGCGCTTGGAAATACTGACATTTAATAGGAGCTGGAAATGCACTATAAATCAAATGCAATGCTTTTAAATAGTCTAGTTGATAATCAAGTGGATTGAAAATCATATTTTAGAGTACCCCGAGTACTTTTTCGATATTTAGTATAGATACGTATTTGTCAGCAATTTTCAAAAGGATTCGATAAGTTAAATCCTTTGTTTTTAACTTCAGCGTAATTTCAGCATATAATTCTTTATTTTCAATGCGCTTTACAATTACATTTACTAAGTCAAAAATTTGACTTTGTGATAATGCATAAGTCAAATCGGATTCAAGTTGTTTTCGTAGTAAGTCATCTAGATTGTCAAATACTCTATTTAAAACTTCGGAACCGAAAAGACGATCGTAAATTTTAGCACCCTTTGGATATGTAAGTAGAGTTAAAATATCCCTTACGATAAATTGAGTATAATCAGTAAGACATTGCAAATCTACTGCATTTGGTTGAATGAAAGGCTGAAGATCTATCATTCTTTCTTAGGAATTCTCCTTTCAAATTTCTTGAAGTGATTTGATACGGTTTCAACTTGCGATAGCTTTCTTTGTATATCGCTTACATCTTCACCAGCTTCAAGTGTACCATCTTGTAAAAGAATGTACCGATCTGCCATTTTAGAAGCAATGAATTTAAACTGTTTTTCAAATTTGTAAATTTTCTCCATAATTTTAACAATTTTCTTTCGCGGAAGCTTATATAGAAACGTAGGATCCACTCCCAAAAAGTATAAAACTTCTGCAAATAAAGTAGTTTCAAAATTCTTAAGATCCTGGACGAAAAAGATTTATAACAGTGGATTTTAGATCCCCCTGTAACGCATGATTACAATTTTTACAATTTGCCTTAAACTCCATCTTTAAGTAGTATTTGTTTAAAGGTGCCCAAGAGTTTACCTTTTCCAAGATTTCAGCATCAAATTCAGCGATAACTTTAACTAATTCCATTATGGTATCTAAGAAATTTGGATCTTCTTGATTCCAGCTAATTGTAACAGATTCGCCAGTAGATATCTGTTTTACCCCATCAATAATTAAGCATTGAAGTAATGCAGTTGTAATTAGAGGTAAATTGATTTCGGTTATATTGTATTTAGGCCAAAGGCTTTTATCTGACGAAAGCGTACCTATAATGTCATTTATTATAATAGCTTTCTTATAATTTGGGAAGGATACACTGATTTCGATATCTCTTTCGGGGAGTGAAATTACGGATTTTGCATCGAAAATTGGCTCATTGTTTTGATTTACTTTTATATCGGTTATCAAATTTTCAAAGGGTATTGAATATGTATTTTCTTTTTTACAATTGGGACAAGTTACTGAAAAACTCAATTTCTTTTCGGGTACGGTTAATATTGCAATTCCAAGTACGATTGCGGCAAGATCATCATCAATTGTATGGGTTAAAAAGTACTCAAAGTCATTTTTATAAACTTCTTTGTTTTCGATGCAATTGTAAATTGCATGAAGATATAAATAGGATGCTTGTTTGTTGTACATAGTAACGGATTCACGCAATGCTATTTCTTCTTTGAATGTGAGACCACGTACGAGTACCTTTTTTCCAAAAACCGGAGTTATAACTTCGTAAGTAGGATGTTTTACTTTAATAGGCATTACTAGTACCCTCCTTTTTCTACTAATTTTACATTAAACAAACTTTAACGGTTTCAGTTTCATATTCTTGCAATTTTGTAAGAATATCATATTCGCTAGTTTTAATCACAATGTTTTTAAAGCGCGCAGTAAATATGTCTATAAAGAATTGCACGTAATCAATCTCAAATGTTTTCTTAAAGTATAAAAATGATGGTCCAATATAGATGACGGATAGATTACTAATGTAAAAGTCAAAATTCACAGTGCAATAGAAGTAGAATTCTGCAAGGTAGAAAATGTATGTAACAAGTGTATCTAAAAAATCAATATCTGTAAGTTTATGGCGTTCCTGCTCTAGATGTTTGAATACTAGTTGAAATGGTTTTAGATATAATTCCTCAACATGCTCCTTAAAAATATCTGACTCAAAACCACATTTTTCAAGAATAGTGCGAATCTGTTTACATACAAATTCACACAGTCGTATAAAAATGGAAGACTGAGCATACTCACATTCATTCCAAATATGACCATTGTAATATACAATAAGTCGGCTTAAAATATCGTATATGTTAATAAGTTGCTGTAGCAGAGTATAAACTATTGCGTACGTATTCTCTTTAAACTTATGATCAAATGCAATTAAAGACTCGAAAATTTTTGAGCGAAATTTATACAAGTCCGCTTTATGCGTATCAATTTTCACAAATAATCTGAATAACCTAAATGAGTCAAACTTTAATAGTAATTCGGATTGATTAACTGATTTGATTTCTAATTCCTTAAGGACGTAGTAAAAATCCCCAGGATCCCTACATAAATTACAATCTACCTTACAACGTAACTTCATTGTTACCCGTTTATTAATATGTACTTAATAATACCATCCTTTGATTAACGTAAAAACTTATCGGTTCTAAGCAATGAATCAAGCTTTGTAACTATTACCTCCACCTGTAGATATATTTTATCTAAACGCTCATGAATGTGTTTAAACTCGTCGAAAATGCGATTAAAATCCTTATCCCTTAATTTGGTATCAGTTTGCATTTCTTGTCTCATTTGATTTAATATTGCTTCGAGTTTGCTTGATGTCTCGCGCAATTCCTTGATGAGTTCATCAATATCTACATCCTTAGTTTTGCTTTGTTCATTATCATTAGAGCTAGACTTTTTCCCAAATTTCAGTCCTAATTTTGAAATAAGAATTATCAATCCAAAAATAATTATCGCTATTAAAAACAATAGAGAATGTAATGGATAGCTATCAACAAATACTTTGAACGCAGTTATTGTTTCCCTATCAAGCATTTTACAATTGCTTGCCGTCCTTTGAACTTATACACCTACTAGAAAGTCAGTGTAAACCTCCCGAGTTCTTCTGCACGCTCAAATGCTATGTTTCGTAAAATACATGAACCACACTTATTACATGGTTCTCCATTTTTATTTGGGTAATAGCATGAATTTGACATTGAATAATCTACATTTAGTAGTTCGCCCAATTTTACGAGATATGTTTTCGTTAGGTTTATTAAAGGGGTTAAGATAGTCACAGTATTTGGAAATTGCGTTGCGTAATTTGCAACATATCCGAATCCAAATATATATGGGTAGGAGTTATCAGGATAAGTCATAGATTCTGATAAATTTGCTCCCAATACTACTGCGTCCAATTGATTTTCTTCAGCAATTTTTAGAGCGTAAGTAATAAAAAGCGTATTACGAACAGGAATGTAATGTGAACTAGATTCTGCTTCTTCTTCATCAAAATTAGAGATAGGTGCCAATTCAGGCATTTCAATGATGTAAAGCGGTAGATTTAATTTTTTTGCAAGCTCTCTTGTTTTTATGAGTTCAATTTCTGCGGCCAAATGATTGTATGTAAAGTGAAGCAAGTATGGTTTTATATTCAAGCGTAATAAAAGATAGACGTTGGTGATTGATTCCAATCCTGAGGAGTATAAAACAAGTGCAGTTTTACAGTTTACATTTCCCTCAAGATAAAATTTTCTTTCAATAGGATCTACTTGTACTGTAAGATTTCGATATAGCATTTTTATATACCTCCTTTTTCCTTCTTCTTTTTTATACAAAGAGTGCAAAATTTGATACGAGCATTCCATCCTTAAACTGATAAGTAAATGCTTTTAACCCTGCTTCCACGACGATAATTTTCTTTAGCATTTTGTGGTAGAGAATGTATAGAGACATTCCTTTGGTTTTCTCTTTTAGATGTCTTGCTATTTCAGATACTTCAAGTTTTTCAGACATCGAGTCGATATAAAATGCAACAAGTTGAGTATCGATTATTTCGTCAGTTACCTTTACGTTATCAAACTCGTATACTATACCATGATGTAAAAAAATATAGTCGCGTAAATCCAGTGGTTGAATTTCTAGAATTAAAGGTAAATGGGTATCGATTGGTTCAGTTTCCGGAATTGCACGTGCATATAAAGCAATTAGTACTTCGGGATCGCCTTTATGCTTTCGCTCGTAAATATTGTAAACTGCTTTCTCAAAAACCTCCTTTATATTTTCTGAACTATGCTCTTTATCCCAAAAATGACCAACGTATTTTTTTGCAAAATTTGTGCTATAGTTGATAAATAGATGTCCCAAAGCATCATATCCGCGATAAAACCAAATACGTTTTAATTTTTCTGGCGTAGGAATGATTTGCTTAAATAGTGAAAGCTTTCCGTGATACATGATAGTAGTACACATAAAAAATACCTCCTTTATGTTTTTTGTCATGAATTATTTATGCAGATAATAAAGTTGGTAAGTAAACTGTAAAATCCAATTCATTTGCGATATTAATTGCCGTAGTTACAACTAGATCATACTGTCTAGAGATTCGCTTTAGAGTTTCTATGTATTGAGAGTTATATGGTTCTTTGTAATACATTTCAGTTGTTAATGTAGTATTGAGTTCAAAAATTGAAATAGTTGGTATGAATGCACGTAATTTACTTTGTTGAAATTTGTAGTACTCAATACCAAAAGTATATAAATTATGCATACCTACAACCAATAGAGTTCTTTTTGCGTTTAATGCTCGTACTATATTTGGCATATAATATTGAGTACATATGGATAGCAAATCCTTTAGTAAACCGAATTTTTCGCTATAATGAAGTGCAAATACAAATCCCAAACTCAATGTACATGAACTACATAAGCTAACAATGGGAATGTGATCAATAATGATTTTGTTTAGATTTGCTAGACGGGCTATAGTTAAATTTGGATTAAGATACCAAGTATTCATTCCGCAACATGGTAAATCTGCAATAATAATTTTGAAAAACCGAGAAAGCATCTTAAGACATGCATCAAGATAGTCTTTGTTGTAAGATCCGCAGCATCCAGTATACACATATAGCTTTTTTTGTACAGTTGGTTTATTTACACGACTGTATTTTCTACAGGGACAGCTCATTTTTACATACCACCTTCTCTTTAAAGTAAATATACAAAGTTGTAAATTTCATGACGGTAAAATTTTGGCCCGATTTCAACAAGTCGTTCAAATGTACAAGCTTCACTTTCATATAAATTAACCCACGCAATATGATAGACGTACTTCTTTATCCATTCCCAGTCGAGTTTAGATTTTGGTTGAATTAAATTTGGAAAAGGGAAATAGTTGATTGAATGTTTAGCTAAAACTTTATCAACATCTTGTAATGTAGCAAATCCTTGATAATATCTGTAGAGCACATCGTATACTTCTTGAATTCCGAATGCTAACGTTGGAACTCTCACATTATTTTTTGCTTGAGCATAAAGGAAACCTTTTACATATTCCTCTGGTATTAAATCCTCTGCAGTTTTTCGTGGGATAGTTATTTTGTTATACTTGTAATGGAAAATAATATAATCTGGGGTAAAATTACACCATGATTGAACTGGAATATAATGAATATTTCCTTCGGAATCTTCTGTTTGAATAAACACTTGCTTTCTAAAAAACTCGAAGAAATAAATTTTTAGCCGCTTTTCACTCCAGTTTTCAAAGTAATACTGCATGATTTCATTTACGTAATCGGTAAATTGATAGGTTCTGAATTCAGAGTAGCGCAGTAAACTAATAAACCTGTCGCGATACGAAGGAAACCAATATTCTGCTACATCTTGAGCCCATTTTTCAATCACATCATCTAAACTAATGTTGTCATAAGTACGAATTGCACTCATTGTTTTACCATTGAAAATTTAAGGATTGATTAATCTAGAGTATTATTTGCATTTGGATTTTTCAAAGCTGCACGTTCTCCAAACCAAAAGCCAATTAATGTGGATACGGTTCCTGAAATTGAAAGTAGAAATTCTTTATACGAAAGCTGATGAGTATATAATCCTATGATCAATGCAATCATAAAGAGTCCAATTATTAAAATCGTAAGAATTGGACGTACAGATGCTCTGATAATTTCCAGTTGAGTTTGCTTGAATAAGTATTCCTTTAAACCGTCTTTACCTAAATACTTTTCTAAAAGTTGAAGATCGCGTTCTTTAAGCTCCATCTGCAGTTTCTACATTTCGTACTTTTATATTAACCTCCTCAAGCAGTCTATCTAGATGCTCAAAAAATTTCTCATCATAGGTATTATGAATAATACTATGACATTTCGGAATTAATTTATCAACTTCAGTTTCAGATGGATGCTCGTCGTTATCTGTTTTTCCAATAATTCCCACAATGTATCTAAAAACATTGTAGATTTTATCGTTAACTACGTAAACATCTGAAAATTCTAAAATAGCTTGGAATTCATTTGGAAATCGCATATCGTCAATAGTTATCTTAGTAATTCCCTGTTTTATAAGAGTTTGAATCATACCAATTGCTTTAGCTACCCAATAATCTGAACGCCATGCTCTAAATACATCTGTACCGATAAATTGCAAAAGTTTTCTAGCAATGCGTTTTCTATCTTCAATATTATCGGAGTGGTAATAATGATAAATACTTGCAGCAATAATTGAAGCTACACTATGAGAAATTGGTAAATTTGGTTCAAAATTTCTTAAACCCGTAATTACATAATCAATTAGTTTTTGCATTGAGAAATCTTTAAGAGCAGGATTTAAAAGTTCACCTTCTTTATTAACTCCAAGACTTGCAACTAAATCTTTTAAAGGTTTGGCAAAAGATACTTTATGAAAACCGTATTTTTCCACTAGATATTGTGCTGCAGTTGTTTTTCCGGATCCTTTTCTTCCTACAAATGCAATTATATAAACAATATCGTTCATTGTTAAGAGTACCTCCTTTTACAGTTTTATTTTTGTTTCTTATTTTTATTTACGCGGATGATTTTGCGAGAAACTGATTCAGACATTGAGAAATTATCTTTCGGTCCAGTTGGAAGTTGTTTGTTTTGCATCATATACAATAAATACTCACGTAGAGATTTGAATTTCATTGGGTGTACCTCTTTACAATGTTGATTTTAGAAATTAAAAAGCGATTCAAACTGTAGGTTTTTAATACGATGCACGTTATAACCATATACCATTATATCATATTGTAGTAAAGTTTGTGCAAAGCTTTCAGCATCTTCCGTATGAAAAACCTCTAAAATCCAACCGCGGTAAAAAGGAAGAAAAGGCGATGTTAAAACTACATGTATCCCTGGTTTAAAAAAACTCAAACTCTTTTGTTTTTCTTGTTGTATATAAATTGCAAGAGGTTCTGGGAAATCTTTGGGAAATTTTTCTAGTTGATCCAACCAAAATGCAATTGTACCATATTTGTCAGCATATAAATCAATTAACTCAGGTTCAAAGGGAATTTGAACCAGTTTAAAGTACAAAGCTTTAGGATGTCTCATAAAACGAGAATATTTTTTTAGTAATTCCTCTGGAATTTCCATAGGTTGCATAATAACCCTCCTTTTCCTTAGGCTAACACGGGTGCTCTAATTTTAAGACTATATTCTTTTGTACCGAGTTTTAATGTATGAAGATTTTCATCGGCAATATAATTTAGGCTTCCTCTAATAAATCCAATCCATAGTTTATCATTATCTACAAGTAAATTATTACCAAGGTAAACTTTTGGATCAACGTTTTGAGAAGCAATAAGCGATGTATTAAATACCAAAAAGCATTGATTACCAAGTTTTATAGCAAATGGACCATATGTTTCATGTGTCAAATTTAAGCCAGTTAGCAGTTTTACTCCGTAATATGTATAGCTATTAACTTGATACGTATTGTCAAGATCCACATACAATTGACTATAGGTATTCATAAGGATAGAGGAATCGTAAAATGCCTTGCCATTGGAGTCAATTAAATAAAAACCGAAACCTACGTCAACCAGATAAATAGATTTGTCTTTAAAGGTTTTGTCAGTTAAGTAGGCTTGTTTATTTACTGCAATCCCAAATGGGCCATAAAACTTAGAAACAATTGCATTACTAAAATCAACTTTTGGAATTAAGTAGGATACATCATTCCAACTTTGATCCACATAAACTTGTTTTGTTTCAAAATTGTATATACAAAGTGGAATTGTTCCATTAAATAGTAAACCGTAGGTTTCATTGATTGGTAATACTCGGAAATATGCGTTTTCAAGTGATACCATTTCATATAAATTCCACGGATACAATTTTGGATATGTCGGATTCTTCTCAAGTAAGTATATTGAATTATCCTTGTCGATAACTCCGTAACCTAGTGATTGTAAAACTTTGCGATCATTATGATAATGTACTGCATAAATTCGGAAGGTTAAAATTGGTTTGTCATTAAACCAGGTGATTTTTGAATCATTATAATCGATTGCTAAATTTTCATTAACTTGGATTACTTCAAGATATGGATAAGTTTCAAATATAGATTCATCAAATAACTCAACTTCAGGTTTTGTGATTAAGTTATTTTCGTATAGATATGCTGTTAAAGTACCTACATTTCCATCGGATGCTAAATTTGAAAACATTTCATTTATCTGCGCTATAACGTCTTGGTTACATAATGTAGTAAATAAGCTTAATCCGAGCAATGTAAGTAAACTTGATGATGCATTCGGATTAAATAAAAGAGATGCCAAAAGATAATTTGAAGCAAGTGAATTTAAATATGTCACGAGGATACTTGCTAGATTATCGTAGAATGCTTGAATAAAATCGAGAAGGTTTTGTAAAATTTGTCGGAGTTGTTCTATAACCGTTTGAATTAAATTGTATACATGCTTAAGTAGTACTATAATGGTAAGAATGCTTGAATTTGCATAAAGCTGGGTTAATAGATTATATAAGTCGTCAGTGATTGAAGTTATTTGAGACATTTGTTGACTTGCAAGTAGATATTCTTGATTTGGATATGTTTCAACCCACTGTTTTAATTTATCACGAAGCTGTTTTAAAATTTCGCAATACTCTTGGTAACATTTTAGTTTTGCGGCTAGTTGCGGAAGCATATTTGGATTAATTTTGAGTTTTATTTCCTCTAAAAAACTTGGAGTTGCTTTATAAAAGTCGTAATACGAGCTATAGTTTCGAAGTCTATATAAGAAATCTCGATTACCTTGTATAAATTCCACAAATAATTTACATGAATATGATTCTGTAAACTTTATGATGTCTTGCAAATACGTAAGATACTCCTGAATATCTTGCAATATGGTTTCTAAGTCGGATCCAATTTCATTTAATCCGTAATTTACAACTTGACTTAGGATATAAGTATTAGTACCAAGTAATTCATCGCTTACTTCCGATTCATTTAGATAGATAATACCAAATGCAGAGTCGTGATAATCATACATTGGATTTACTTCATATAAAACAATATCGCTTAACGCAAAGTCATACTCAAACTCTACATTCAATACATTATTTGCAAAAAGTTGGATAAAGGCTTCATAATGATACTTTGCTTTATCGAAAAATAGATGCCACCACTCCTTATCAAGCATTTCAAATAGTGAGATAATATATTGCTTTAAAGCATTATAGTTGACATTAGGAATCTCATTGGTATCAAGTTCTAAAGTATCTGGCAAATTACTTGTATTACAGAATTTAAATAACGCTTCAAATTTTTTCTCGATATCGCACAGTCTTTTAAAGAGAGCGAGAGCATTTGCAAACTTACTTTCATTGTATCCAAGTGTAGGGCATACCTCATACAGTTCAGATAATGATTTAACTGATCCAACAATAATATCTACGTAAGTATCATTTAAACCAAGCGTATGTACAAAGTATTTTGCAAGAGTTCTCTTTAGGTTTGTAATAATTATGTGGATTGGGTAAAATTGTTTGATGTCATAGCGATTTTGATTGTAACTTTGAACAAGAGTCTCCAATACTTTAGGAGAAATGAAGCTTAACTTAGATACCGTACGTACAATTTGCTTTAGAGTTAGGTATAAATTTTCGGGAGATGAATTTATTTCACTATATGGCAATACATGTTTTAAAAAGGATAGAGCATACATTTGGTTTAAAATTAGATTCCACTCGTTATACGAAAATGGTTCAAGGGTTAACTCCTTAAGTTTTTCATAGTTATCAGTAATCAAATTGACATCTATACTTGAAAGGTTTCTTGCATAAGTATAAAGCTCTGAAATAGTCTTATCAATCTTATTGATATCGAAGAATTGTAAAATTTGCTCTAGCTTTTCTAATGCTTCAAAATTTAGGTAAGAAAGTGGTAAAATACACTCGTGGAAATTTGAAAGTTGATGTATTGTATTGCAGTATTCGTCAAGATGGAGTGTAAGCGTATAGTTCCGGAAATAATTGTAACTTTCCTTCCAGAAGTTATTTAAGAATTCAGCTTTTTGTACATCAAATGCTCCTTGTGTTTGAATTAACTTGACGGTATCAAAAAATCCACTTGAATTATGATATAGATTTTTTAAAGCTTC